GCTTTTTGCTCGGCTTGCTTCATGGCTATCTTAGCAGCAGTTTCCTCAGCTACTTTTTTAGCAAAAGCTTCCAAGTCAACGGGTTGAGTTGTCTCTTCAGACATTGTTATCTCCTTTTGGACTTGCGCCCCGTCACTATTAGTGAAAGTTTTTTTGAACTCTTCGTACTCCGCCATGGAGTCAAAAGACTTCGCCAGTGAAAAAGTAGCTGATTGATTACATGGTACAGATACTACCGATACCTCAAACAACTCAGCGTCCTTTATCTTTAAACCGTCGGTTTCCTCGATATAATCAGCGTCCTTGACTCGGAAACCAACAGAAAAGGCCCCAAGAACACCGTCTTTAACTAAATCTACAACATCTTTTGCTGCTTTGCTTATCTTAGCAGTCAGCTCCAGTCCATTGGCAGTAGTTTTTAAACCAGTAGCTCTACCAATAGGTCTGTTGTAATCATGATTGAAAAGAATAATAGGGTTCTTTTCAAAATTGTTTAATCCACCTTTAGTCCAAGCATCAGTTGAAATTGAATCGCCCGCGCGATCAAAGTCATTGGTACTAGCCATACCTCGAATCATAACACTACCATCTTCTTCAGTATGAGACTTAAAAGTAGAGGTGAGATTAAATACTTTTTCCATTTGCCCCCTCTTTTTCCGCTTCTGCGGTCTGTGCCTTGTTTAGCTCCTTTAAAGGATCGATTATTTTAGGCTTTACATTAGTAAGTCCACGCATAATGTCGGGACAAAATGATCTCGTATATTTCTCCATTATCGACCAAGAACCAAATATTTTTCGTATAGTTGATATTTTTATTTCTGGTGGTCTAATGGGGTCGTTCGAGAATTCTTTTGGAGTTGGAAGATAACCATTCTCTGCGAAATACATGGCCATTGTAACTGCCATTTTTTTCTTTTGTACTGACGATCCCGCCATTTATTCTTCCTCTCCATCTTCGGTTATAGTTTCTTCTGATTCGGCAGGCCTTCCCCCTTCGTCTGGGTTTGCTGCACTCCCTGCTATATTTGCAGGAACTCTTACTTCGTCTTGACCAGCAATAGGTTCAAAACCTAGCTGCTCTCTTGCTTCGTTTATAGTTATTATACCACCGTTTACTAGGGAGGTATAATACGCTGATTGGTCTCTTAACTCTGGCTGTAAAGCGGGGATATCTGTAATATCTTCTTTAATTTCAAACCCAAAAAATCTTTCAAACCCAAAGTTTATTTTTCGCACTATTGGGAGTATCGTCTCTAAATAGTACAATCTTAAGTTTGGTCTTATATTTGCATTATTACCTGAATCAAGTAATATGGGTGGTACGCCAAGAGCTTTAAGTATAATTTTTTCATTTTCTGATATTGAATTCTGAAAGTCCAAATCCTTGAAGTTAGTATTAGAAAGAGAATCAACTTCAATGCCGCCATCTAAAATTAAAGGGCGCCTTCCTCCGCCTTCGGGCCTATACCTTACACTCCATGATTGTATCATTCTCTCTTTGATCTTTTCAGAAAGAGTATTAGGGCTTTTTAAAACTAATCCTGGAACTGCACCGTTTTTAAAGAAATTATCTTGAAACTTTCTCATTGAGCCAATTAACTGCATAGTTCTCAAGGCTGGACTAAGTCTAGGTACTCCTCTGTAAATAGAATAAAAAGAATTTTCTTTTATATGAATGATTTCTTTTGGGCTATAGTCTATAGACTGAGAGAAAGTATATTTTTCTACATAGGTGCTTTCGCTTGCTTCAATAGACATTTTACTTGAAGGAAGATGGTACAAATGTGCTCCATCGTAGTATATAAAAATATTTCCATCTAGTATAAAGTCCGTTATTAAGTTACGCTTAAATGTATTTATATCTTGAAATAAGTTTGGTTCTACATTTAAGAGCTGATTAACTTTTGCTCTTTTTATGTTTTTTATAATTCCTGTTTGACGCCTAGAGCCTAATATTGTAGAAGGAATTTCTGCAGCGTCATCAACAATCATATTAACTGCACGGTTGACAATTTCTAATTCTTCGTATTGTCGCTCATAGCTTATAGTAGGCTCTCGAGTACTCTCGGAAGTCCCTCCTAATAGCGACTGTGCGGGATTAGCTTTTTCCTCGTCTTCCCTGCCTAAGAATCTGTCATACCATGCCATGTTTTTCTCTTTGTATCTCTACCCAGCGCTTCTGCTTGTTTGCTGTTCCAAGGCCTGGGTCTCGTCCGTATACTTTATGTAATTGTCTATGGTGCGTATGACATAGAGTAACCGCATGTACGTATAATTCGTCGTGGTGGTCCTCTATAAAGTCTTCTCTGAAAGCAAGAACGTACATAGGATTTAAGTCATTTTCCCGAACCCATTTATGTACTAGGGGCGCTAACGTGTAATAGTGGTGAAAGTCAAGTTTCTCTGTTGCTCCACAAATGTAGCACTCCGAACCTTTATCGTACTTATTCTTCGCTTTGTCTCGAATATATTTTACTATATCTCGTTTAAGTGTGACCATTAGGTTCTTGGATTTCTAATTTTTCAATGATAGAATTATACCTAGTTTGGGGTATCATGTCAAATATTATTTTTGACCAGGTATCCTAAAAACTTATTGCCGAAGTCTCAAATGAGTATAATGCATACCTTAACGCGTCCGCCATGTGCGATGCATAGTTGTGTTTCGGTTTCTCTTTCATTAGGTTGGGATTGGGGTCCCACTGGTACTGATCTAACGCAGAGAGGGATTCTTTACAAGTCTGTTCAACAAGTAATTTATCATTATCTACTATTCCAGCTACCTGCGCGATTCCATCGAGAACGGACTTCTTTGCGTTAATAGTAGATATGTCATAGTTTTGTGCGAAGTCAAATCGTGTTTGCTGCGCAGCAGAATCGATATAAATATAGTCAATACCCCATTTATCAATTCGTGCTTGAATTTCTTTTGCGTGAGTTTCTGTTGTTTGTTCGGCATCTAAGTACTCATCCAGTAAGTAAAACTTTTCTTCATCCCAGTCATAGCCAATTACACAAAAGGCCGTAGGGTCTCGGTAACCGACATCCAAGCCCGCAAAGACATCCATCTTTGAGGTGTCAATCTCGTCGAAGTTTCCAATACATTCTTCGTGATTAAAGTTCCAAATTTGTCCTTCGTATGTGTTGAAATCTGCTTCATACTCTTGTCGAAACTCAGCCTCGGACATAGATTTTCGAGCTTCCGCAATATCCGTCTCAGACATGCGAGGATTATCCTTATAAGTAGCTCGAATAGACGCCCATTCTTTAAATTCATCTGAAAAGCCTCTGTAGAAAAAGTCTGAAAACCAGTTGTTTTTTCCTCTGGGGGTACTTATAAAGATTGCTTTTGAATTGTCTTTATCCAGCGTGGGGCGTAGGGCTACGTTAAAAGCATCCCTGCCATCGGCCAAAGCAGCCTCATCGAAGATGATAAGGTCGTAGCTACGACCAACACAGCTATCAACCTGATTAACACTTCCCATTCGAATTGTGGATCCATTTGTTAGTTCTATTACCTTATCTTTTGCATTGTCTTTCGCAACTTCTAAATCAAAGTGCTTTATCAGATTTCTTTGAAGATCAAAAGAAATCTGAGACAAGGCATAGTTGGGGGACATTATGAGTATGTTTGAGTTGGGAACTAGCGAAACTAGCTGCCCGATTATGTTTGCGATGTAGGTTTTACCCTGCCTTCTCGAAACAGCCGCACATACAAAACGGTATTTCGGATTATTAATCGCATTTATGATCGCCACTTGACTAGCAAGGGGCGTTATGCCGAGTAGCTCCAAGTAGGGATCTACTGGTAATTTGAGAAACCTTGTCTCAGATTGTAACTCTAATAGCTCTTGCGAAATAATATCCGCTCGACTAATCTCTATTGCCATAGTGGCCTCTTACTTTTTACTTCCTGTATATAATCCGAACCATGCAGCACCCGCACCCACGATAATTGATATAAGGCCCGACTGTTCAAGGCTTGGTGCTTCTAAGGCCATAAACCACATTGTGCTGTAGTAGAGAAGAAAGATATACACGCTTAAAAATGCTCGTGGAAATATTCTCCAGCTATCTACAGCTTCTGCTAAATCAATCCACTTCTGGTATTTATTCTTACCTTCTTCACTCATGCGCTCTCCTCAGTATGCGTACCTCTCTTTTTGTGCCCGTTCCAAGCCACAAAGCCAACAAGGCGAAGTGACCAGTAGGCAAGATAGTTTAAAAATTTAAACCCGTTTACTTCGATGCATATATCTCGAAAAAGTCTGTCCATGTACGCTTGGTCTCTATAACCAATATTAGTACCGTCATCTCTCATTAAAGTTGCGTACTTGTACCCATAATCATGTACTAAACCACCCATAAGTAAAACTCCTACAGGCGAAAGAAAGGTAGCAAGAAACTTTGGTACAGAAGCCCCGTCAAACTGAAATCCTGCGGGAATCATGTAGGTTTCTCCGTCTAGTTTAAACCAGAAGTCTTCTGCGACCTCCCACTGTCTTTTACCAAGAAGCCACAGAAGAATCCCTTTCCAAAACCCTTTGTCTTTTGTTTCTATTGGTATAGGTTGTAATACGGGCATACCAAAGGGCATTTTAAAACCTACACGTTCTTCTCCTTGGCCGTCAAACCAACTGATTATAAAACCAATTAAAATTAGAACGATTACTACGCTCCATTGCCAAAAAGTTGTTGCAAGTTCTAAAAGTATATCCATATTTTACCTCTCCCTATACCTTTTTAGTGTATGTAACACCACGATAGACTAAAGTTACTTCTTTCATAGTATCTCTCCTTTTAGCCGTGTCTGGCGTTCCTTCAGGCTAAGTGCTCCTTACTTCCGTCCTTAAAGGATGAACGAGATTACCATTTCACTTTGTTGGCCCAGTAGGCCGCGCTCATTTTACCTCTTGCAATATTCTTTCTGTGCCGAGCTTTAAATGAGGCTCTTTTTCTTTTCATCGCTTGGCTCTCGCCTTTCTTTGGCTTACCTGCGGTTTTAGCACCTTGCTGACCAAAACGAATAGTCTTTACTTTATGCCCTACTCTTGCTACCACAATGTGCGACTTCTTCGGGTGTCGAGGCGTGCGCTTAGGCTTATTGTAGCCTCTAACGCCTGCTCTTTTTAGCAGACTTTTTCCTCTTTTTGCGTGTGCCATTCGCCTTTCCTAACGCTATTCGTTGCTTGATTAGCGATCTTGGGACAGTCTTTCCCGCTTTATATAATGCTGAAATTCTTTTAAGAACTGCGGCAAGCTGTGACCTTTTAGAACCCTTGGTGCCTCCTAAATACTTTTTAGGTACTCTGGTCTTTTTATCTTTTGGTACGCTTCTTCGTTTTCGTGCCACGTCTCTTTCTCTTTATGTCGTTGTCCTGTGAGTGCCCGCCTCTCATAAAAGAGTTTACACGACCAAATGCCCACTGTGACATTGACACACCTGGACGGGAGCCAGAGCTAAGATACGCTCCCTGTCCTCTTCTGTAAACGCGTGCTAGTTGTCCATAAGTATAACGCTTACTTCTTTTTGCTTTTGCTTGAAGAGTTTTCTTAACGCTTGCACTTAATGGCTTTGCTTTGCGCTTAGTACCCCCGCTTTTTCTTGCGGGTTTTCGTTTTCTTCTTACCGCCACGCTTCTTCCTCTTATGGGCAGAGTCTTTCATTAGTCTGCCGCCAGGCATAAAGTGGTAGCCTTTCGGTGCTCTTTTTCCTCGGTATGTTTTCCTCATGCCTTTGCTCACCTTCTTGGTCACTTTTGTAAGTAACCCGCTTTTCATCATTTTGTCAAAACGTTTTAAAAGTTTAGTAAGACGGCTTTTTCCTTTTCTTACCACGCTTCTTCTTCTTTTTAGGATATCCTACACCTTTTGGCATTTGAAACCTCCACATACACACGGACTACATCCACAAATAATACACATATCAATACTCCCTTTCCTGAAGTTTAACCTTCAGCTCTTTGATTTGTAACTCTAGCTCTCTCACTCTATTTACCGTATCTCGTACTTCTGGAGGAGGAGTAAAGGTATCAATCCACTCTTCGTTTTCTTTTACGTCTTCTTTTATTAGGTCTACATCATGTTCCAGAAAGGTTATTCGCTCTGTGATTGACGTATACCCCCAGACAGATATTGCTGTGAACGCCACTAAACCTATGAGGTTTTTAAGTGGGATTGCAAGTTCTGTTGTTTCATTTAATTTTGTTGCCGGCATTTATGCTTCCCATATGGCTATTATCAGCCAAACCATTGCCATTGAAAAAACCCAACAAAGTATGCCCATACTTGCCCAGCTTATATACTTCTTTATTTCTCTGCGTCTTGCTCGAAGACGTACAAGTTCTTTTTCGTGGGCTATCCGTGACTCTTCCATTCGAGTCTTTATTGAATTATACAGGTCACCTTGACCCTGCATCAAGCATATGTCTTTTAATTGTCTATCAAAGTTTAATAGTTGTCTCTTGGCACTTTCCATGGCGAGAGCTTCTTTGTAGCTCATTCGCCCTGTTCTTGCTTTTTCTACATCCCTATACTTTTCTGAAGCGCCTGCGTATCTACCAATAAGTGATTGTAAATCACCTGCGTTTCCCGCGGACTGCTTTATAGTCTGAATACCGTCGTTCAGTGCCTTGAGGGCACTTAAAACTGCTGCGACCTCCCCAATCACTAGCGTTCTCCCAAACAGAACCTTGCATTAAAACCCCTTGTTTATAACTACGTAGCCCATCCAGTATATAGCAAATCCACAAAATATAACTGTGGCTGTAATAAGTGTACCTTCAACGGCTTTTCGTCGTTTTCGTTGTTCCGCGAGGGCCGCTTCAGCTCGCTGTTTTCTTACTTGCCCTCGGATTTCAATTAACTGAGACCAGGCTGCTCCACCCAAAGTATAGATGATAAACTCTCGAAGTTCCTTCTCAATTTCATCTGCTTTTCGTTTTGCTGCAAAAGTTTGTAATGCTTCCTCTTCTACAGAGAGTATCTGACCTTTCTTCTTTTTGGTGTGCGCTCCCCTGGCTGCATCTATTCCGCCCCAGAGTTTGCCTATATCTGCGGCCATATCGTGTAACTCTTTACCGACTTTTACACCCTGTTTTAGCGCACCCAAAGCCGCCACTGCGGCTGTGATTGGTTCCACATCATTATCTCTACGCTTTGCAGCGTCGGCTACGAGTTAAGTAGCGTTATAATAATTCCTCCTAAAAATAAAATTACGGTTCCAGTTGCTCCCATGAGCATATTTTGTAGTCTGTCCATCTTTGCGTCCATACGCTCAAGACGGGCAAAAATAGTTTTCCATCGCTCTTCACACTGAACTTCGTGAGCGGCAAACTTTGTGTATATTTCATTCAAATCAGGCTGTTCCATTGAGTAGTTTATCCATTAGCTTGCCGTAGTTACCCTGACCGAACGGTACACCATCATTTATCTGAACATTCGTCTGATTCTTGATGTTGGAAGCGGATGCTTTCTCAAGGTCTGCTTGAGCTTTGATTTCATCCATTCGCATTTTGTGAGCCATTTGTAGTAAGTCAGCTAAGTCTTTGCTGGAGTACACACCGCTTTCCTGTGCTTCATCGAGCTTTGATTGTATCATCTCATCTAGTAAAGAGCCAATGTTATTTTTGTTTCTATACCCCGTGTCGAGGTAAACAGTATCAATGTACTTCTTTACTTCTCGTTTATTTAATATATCAACAACCTTCTTTTCGTCAACTTGCAGCTGCTCGCAAACACCCCGAATATTCCCAAGAGTGAGATACGAGTTTGCTACTTCAAGTCCTTCCGGAGAAATTGTTGTTACTTCTTTAGCCATGGGGAAATTATACTCAAAAGGGGATTAAATGTCAAGAATTATTTTTCTATGATGGTTTATCTGGCCAAACTACCTCGCTTAATAACTTTGCGTCGCCATTAGTTTGTGGAACTTCACGAAGAGCTTGTCTATACTCTGCCCACTCCCCCTTCTTTGTCATGCTGAGTTTAGAGTCATCTAGCTGTGTCCAATCACATTGGTAAAGTCTTAAATCTCTTTCCTTTCTTAGTTGCAAAAAGAGTTCCGTAGAGTCAAGAACCCAAGCTTCATCTTTCCAGTTATAATAATCTGCGGGAGGTCCTGTACGGCTTTTCCATATACCATCTTTGTAATATTTATATTTTACAAAGCTTGACATATCTGTAACTTCGTCTGTTACATGAACGATTGTTTTTGTGTTGTCAGCCTCGGAGGTTCCTTCTTCAGGATAACCCGTGGGGCCAGGTATATAAAAAGAGTCTATGTGACCCTCTGCGTCTACGTATGCTATACCATAAACTGTCATACTAATTCTCCTATCATTACGTCGCCATAGTTTTTTATGGGGTTGTTTATTACTGGGTAAGGGTACCAAGGCAAAGCAAAAGTTATAACACTGTGATAAAGTATTCTGTTATTTGCATCATCAAAATAGAATCCGTGAATTACAGTGGGAAAGCCTTCTACAAAGTAACCGCCGTTCATAACGGTATATGTCTTATCATACTTTGCTTGTGTGGTTGAGGCTAAAACAATGTTGTTTGTTGCAATTAGAGCTCCAGCACTTTGTGGTCCTCCATCAAAACTAAGTTTTCCATAAATCTGATTAAAAGGGATAGAGTTAGTAAAACTTCTTGAATCAAATATTTTTTTAGAAGGAATAACACTTCCGTCAGCAGCTGTACTAGGGTTGTTAAAAACAGTAAGACCATGAGTCGAACTGTTTACATTGGTGGGAGCACCCGCTGCTGGAGAAAGTATTTTATAGTCGGCATTTTGAGAAAAATTCGGGTAAGCATCATCACTTATACACAGACTTCCTGAACCCGAAACAGGCCTTGCCATTATAATGTCTCCAGGCTGGTAAATCGCTGCTTTTTGAGCATTAGTAAGTCCCGCTCCTACAGAGGTTCCTGTGGCTGAATGGGTTATGGGCAAATGCTGTGTATCTGTGGTATTTGAATCAATTTGAAAAGCTGCCACCCCCTCTCCAAATACTTGTAGTCCATATGTACTCATTTAATATCTCACCGCGTAGTAGCGACCTTCAACTTGGTGGCTTGAAGAGTTACTAATACGCACCTTTCCTACATCTATACCGTTAATTGTGTTGCCCAGCCCCCTAGTTACTACTATTTGATAGCCTATAAAAACATTGTTGGCGTTAACAGCCACAAGAAAAAATCCGCAAGTCGATATATTTGTGCCTGTAAAACCTTCGAAGGGGCCTACATCAATTGATGAGTTAGCTGCTATTACGAATGTATTGCTACCTAGTAGATGACTTGATCTTATACCTGGTCCAAATATAATAGCAGGAGGAGTGGCAGCATTTTTAACTATTAAACCAAAGTCTCCGGTTCCAGTACCGCTTCCTGAACCTCCTCCTCCTGTTCCAGGATCTATTATAGTTGTAACAACCATAGAGTCTTCTACACCTCCAATATTTAAAGTTGCTGTATGCGGGGTATTAAACTCTCCAGAAGCATCCATCTGCATATCAACTGTATCTCCATTAGAGACTGTTAAATTTGTTACTGTTGCATTATTGTACGATCCTCCATTTATAGAAAATCGGGGCGCTCCTTGTCCAGAAACAGAAATACTAGTACTAACTCCTGCATCCATACCTGCTACTGTAACTTGTCCTAGATTCCATGTTGCATTTAGTGCAGAGTTCTCTATATCTGCTCCTAAGCTAAAATTAGTGGGAGTTGTATTAGTGGGGGTAGCTACTGTAAATGACTTTGTAAAAATAACCCCACTGTTGTTTCTAAGTCTTCTTTCTGATCCAAAAAATCTGTTACCTACAGTTAAACTACCGTTTAGGGCTGTTTCTCCTCCATAATGAGTTATATAAGCATTATAAGTTCCATCAGGTAGATTACCTGCTGTGCCTGAGGTTTGTAATACCGGAAAAGTATCTGACGTGGTAACCCTTCCAAGTTGATTATTAGAATTATTCCAGCTTATATAATTAGTTCCTACTAAAGAAGCGGCTCCTGCTGGAAATATACTAATATATAAACGATTTCCATTAGCACCACTAGCATCAGGGAATCCTGTGAGGCCTCCGACACCAAAAGTTATTGACTCCCCAGGCTCAACTGTTGTTGCAGAAGTCGTAAAGGATGTAATTTTTACCCTTCTATAAACTATTTTTTGAGAGTATATATTATCTGTGCCATCATTTGCAAAGAAAAACCATTGTGTAAAATAGTCATCGTTAAAATCTACAGTATTAGGCGGAGTAGCCTCATCTTGAAAGGTCCCACTCCATGTTAAAGTTCTTGTCTCTCCTGAAGCTAAGGAAGTCTTAACTGTAGGATCTGGATTTGCCCCATGTACATCAGGGCCAGTATAGTTTATGTTTAAACCTGTTGGGTGTGTATGCTTTGCCTGAATCGTATCACCATGCTGAAAAAATATACTAGTCTCTGGCATGAAAACAGTGCTCTGTGTTGCTAGAGGATATTGCCCAGACTGACCAGGAGGAGCATTAGCTATGGTAAAATCGTATCTATAAGTACTCATGAAAAAATTATACTAAAAATGACATACAATGTCAAGAAATTTTTTTAAGTCAGTTGCCGAAAAAACCCAAAGTTGTACGTGCGGGGGAGCGACGCCGCGCACCAAGATGGTGCGTCTCTTAACCGCCCCCGCCAAATGAGAATCATTCTCATTAAATAATGGAAATATAATGGAATGTGCATTATTACCATTGACATTTGCGAAAGACTCCTGTAAAATTCACCTTATGAAAATCAAAAAACAACTAGCAAAATTCGCCTTCAGGGCTTACATGATTTATTCTATCACCGCTGACATGATCGTCATAGGCGGAATCGTTTATATCATTTTCTTCTAAGGGGCAAGAAATATATGCAAAAGAAATATAAAATAATGCTTGACTTTTTCGCAAAAATGTGCGATAATGCTTGCATATTAAAATTAACCGACACGCCTAAGGAGGCTCATATGTCAAACTACACTACTAAAATGATCGCCATTATGGACGATCGCTCACCCATCACGCGCTCTGTCGCTGATGATCTCGCGGCAGAATTCGGGCTTCCCGTCCGTTCTGTCATTTCAAAAGCCGTTATGCTTGGGCTTTACAAAAAAGCAGAGCCAAAGGCGAAAGCCTCACGCTCAACCAAAGCCGAGATGGTGCAAGCCATCGAAAAGGCTTTGCAAGGTGAAAGCCTTGAAGGTCTAGAAGGCGCATCAATGCGCTCTCTCTCAGCCCTTCTAATGAGCATCCAATAATGGATGCTCAAAGCCGTCAGGCTTTGGTTGAATGGCTCGCGTGGATCGGTACGATCTGCATGGGCTTGGCTCCCTTTATCATTGATTATAATGCAGGAAAATTTCTTGCGATTGTTGGGCTTGCGCTGTTGACTATACAAGCAACCTCTGGTAAGCTCTACAACTTAATCATATTAAATTCACTCGGCATTATAGGATATTTTTATGCTCTTTATTTTTGATCTAGATGGGACTACCATCGACTCAAGCCATAGGCAGAATACTCTGGCAGATGGTACGCTCAACCTGTCGGCATGGATCGACAACAACACGCCCGAAAAAATCGCGAGAGATTCGCTTCTGCCTCTCGCGGATTCATGGCGAACCATTGACCAATCGCGGCATGATGTTGTCATTATGACGGCTCGCGTTATTGGTGACGCAGACCTTGCGTTTCTGGTGCGGTCTAATCTACGCTATCGGTTTATATACTCGCGGCCTATTGGCTCGACTATTGCCGATGGTATTCTCAAACAATCCATGATTCGCCAATGTGCGCGTGATCTTGGGGTTTCTCTGGCATGGATGCGCTATAATGCTTTTATGTTTGATGATTCCGAAAACGTCCGAAATGCCTTGCAATCTATGGGTATTCGGGTTTATAATCCTATTTCATACAACGCGAGGAACGCATAAAATGAATAAACACTATTACTTGATTGTCGATACCGAGACAACCCAACAACAAACGGTCGCAGATTTTGGCGCGGTTATCATGGATCGCAAAGGCGCAATTATTGAGCAATTCGCGGTTCTGCTAAATGGGCATTTCGGCAAACTGCCTTTATTCGCTGTCAAAGGCGCACCCGCTGACGCTTTCTTTTCTAAGCAAACGCGAGCGCGTAGGCTCAAGCATTACGAGGATTTGCTAGACAATGGGCAACGCTCTATTTGCTCGCCTACACTGGTCAATATTTGGCTCGCTCGAATCTTAGGACAATACAAGCCTGTTTTGACTGCCTACAATATCGCTTTCGATTTTGGCAAATGCCGAAATACTGGAATCGACCTTGGCGTATTTTCGCAGAAATTTTGCCTAATGAAAGCGGCAAAAAATATGATTGGCACGACTGCCGAATATGTCGCATGGTGCGAAGAGCGCAACCTCTGGACTGCAAAACGAACTCGCGTTTCTATGACTGCCGACACTATGGCAAAATATGTCGCGCGTGATGCGTACAACGCACTAGCGGACGAACCCCACACCGCGCTCGAAGATGCGCGAGATTACGAGGCAATGATTCTTGCCTCACTACTAAAAAATACTACACGAAAAACCGTTTTGGAGGCGGGACAATGAAACTAGCAAAAATTATGGCTCTCGGATATTTCATTTATTCGATTATTACTGACGTTGCTATATGGGCAACTGCAATTTATTACCTTTGGAATAATACACTATGAAAAATCTTATCTCTGCTCTCGCAATTTCTATATATTGGGGATTGCTCACTCTGGCACTTGCCGCGATATTCTCCAGCGTTGGCTATTGCATAGCCCTTGCGCTTCACAATGGTTTCACGTGAAACATTCCGCGAAAAAAATCTTGATTTATTGAGATTTTTGGCGCGGGGGCGCCAGTAGTAGTACGACGACGACTGTATAAGGTGTTGCTTGCGCCAGTATGCGGCCGATGAGTACAAAAGTCAAGTCTTTTTTGCGGGTATGGTGCAAATTAATGCAAATTAAGCAAGTCTCCTGCGCCAGTAGTAGTACGACGACGATTTTAAGTACCCGCCCGGCGCCAGTATACGCGCAACGGGTGCGCATGTCAAGTCTTTTTTGCACGAATGCACCAAATTTTTTATAATTACACAAGTCTCCGCAACGGGGACAAAAATTACACAAAATTTGCACAAATTACACAAAAAACACTTGACTTTCCGACCCCGCGCGCGGCCCCCCGGAATTCGCTGATGTTTTTTTCACGAATAGGGGCAAAATCATTTGACAATGGATGTAATTGCTGGTATAATATATCCATAAATTAAGGAAATCTATGTATAAGATAAAAATCAAAAAAGGTTGGTGGACTTGGGAAAGGCAGCAACTTGCGGTAAAAGCACTAGACTTTGCAATAAAACATTATAAGTTGCAAGACGAGTGTGCGGATTACCCAGTAAAACTTATACTAACGAAGTTCAAGGATAACTATTACGGGGATTCTTGGATGCACGAATGGGGCTATGAAATTCGTATCAATAGCCGATTCAACGATTACCGCATGATAAGAACCATCTTTCACGAAATGACTCATGTGAAGCAATTCGCAAGAGGAGAGCTAGAGATGGGTACAAAAGTTGACAAGTTCAAAGGAAAAGAGTACAAGCGTGCTGACTATTGGACTGCTCCGTGGGAAGTCGAAGCACGAAAAGCGGAGAAAAAAATGATGAGGAAATGGAAAAAAGTTCTTGACTCAAATGGTAAATTCTAATATAATATGTATTATGAAATTGAGAGAAACATTAAAAAAATTATTCGGAGGAACAAATAGTATGACTATGACTGCTGTTAAATCAAGTAATTACCCTCAGGACGTTATCGACACTATGATAGCTTCTTACGAGGAATCCCCCAACCGTGAGACTGTCAATGCACTTGCAGCTCAGTTTGGGAAAACCGAGCGAAGCGTTATCGCTAAGCTCTCCGCTCTGGGTGTATACGTTGCCCAGCCTAAGCCTACCAAGCGTCCACCTCAGGTGAGAAAAGCTGATTTGGTAGCCGACATCGAAGCCAAACTTGGTGTCGAGTTTGTCAGCCTAAACAAAGCTGGCTTTGGTGATCTACAGACTCTGCTTGACGCAGTATCCTAAACGCACCCGAGAGTTGGTCGACCTCTCGCAAATCAATCGACCTCCAGTTTATGGGGGAAGTCAGGGACGCAATACTTCTTGGGTCATGCCCAGCTAGATAGTGTGATAAGACAGTAAAGATCGCGGTAAAACTGGTGCCTCGCCGCAGCCCCCACCATAAAGCCACAGCTCTGAGTGCATGTATTCCTAGTTGTGGTGCGTTGCCTGACAGACGGAACGGAATGTGTCAGGTGGGATTCGTACCACACCCCCAGAGAATTATGGTCGAGCTTACGCCTCGGGACGGCTCTAGTAGCTACATAACTTAAACCACTCCCAGCCGCCGTTGGTGCACTCTAACGGCGGTTTTTTTATGCCTGAACGAAAATAGTTCTTGACATAAGTGCTATTTCGTGAGATAATATACACATTCAAAATTTTAAGTGAGAATTTTATGTTAAGAAAACCGAAGCACCCATTTGTGCGTGACTCCGTTTTTAATAGAAAAGAGTCAGAGTTTATACCCTGTCCGATCTTAAGTAGAGATCCTGACAGGAAATTTATACCTATGTGGGTAAAAGAAATACAGGGAGAAGTAGATGAGCAATGTAGTACAGTTTCCAATCGAAAGGAAAGTTGAAACTATTGCAGCAGAAATAAATAATTTGCAAGCGCAGATTACAGATAGATTTGAAAATTTAACAAAACTCTTTGTGGCTTCTCGTGAGCTAGAAAAAGAATGTGGAGAGTTACAGGTTAGATATGACGATCTTGTAATGCAATATGCGGCTGCGATTGGGGCAGAAAATATCCCCGCAGGAATGTTAGAATACTGTACTCAAGTAATAACCACCTGTGATGGAGATACGGGAGATATCTCTATAGCCCTAGATAAAGCGCCTCCTGCTGAAGAATTAGCCAAGAAGAGTGAGAATCCAATGGCTGAAGTTCAGCAGTTTATGGATACATTAACAAAATTTTTGAAAGGTAAAATGGATGAACTACAATGAGGAACAGACAAAACACATAGTTGAAGCCTATCAAAACAACCCGAATAGGGAAACAGTAGAAGCTTTAGCTAAAGAGCTGAGTAAGAGTATTAAGTCAATAATCGGCAAGCTATCAAGAGAAGGAGTATACAGACGTGAAATCTACAAGACCAAGACTGGAGAACTACCTGTTACAAAAGTGGAGATCGTTTCAAATATCGCTGATGATCTTGGAATTGAAGTGGAGAGTCTACTGGGTTTGGAGAAAGCACCGAAAGCAACACTAAAGAAGCTAGAAACCTCAATTAAGGAACTTATATGAAAGATTATGAACAATTAATGGTCGCAGCGGGGTTGGCAATCCTTGCGGTCTTAATGCTATCTGCGGGAGGAGTTTTTGGATAGGTTTAATCTGTACGTGAAACTAATGGAAGAATGTGGCGAAGTTGTGAGAGCATGTAGTAAAGTGTTGAAGCGGGGTCGCCACGGGGTCGAAAATCAACAATTAGAAGAAGAGATCGGGGACGTCCTTGCAATTATTGATATCCTAAGACGAAAAGGTGCCCTCGATATGGGAGTAGTAGACCGAAAACGAGAACAAGTGTACGAAAAGTATCAGGACTTGGAACTTTGAAAAAAATTTTTATCTATGCAGTAACGATCTGCTGTGTATGCTCTATACCTTTCATTCTTATCGGATGGTTGATCGCCTAAGAATAATCCCTTAAAATTACACAAAGTCCTTTATCTCTTTTGACCCATCGCGACTTTGGCAAAATTAAGGCGAATTTCCACTTACATCGTTAGTAGGTTAAAAACCCGTATTGGGTTATCGTAATTTACGAAGTCATAAGTAAGTGATCGAAAATCATTACAATCGAATTGACGATTGCTTGTATGTAGGCGATTCAATATCACTTCAATAATTTTATGGGTTTGGAGATGGAATCTCCCTTAATTCCGATTCCACTCCAATCGCATACATATTTCAAGATATTTTCATCACCATAGGTTTGTAAAAACAGTCGATTGATCAAATCATCTTACGATTTTTCATATATTTTATCACACTTTTTGGCATACGTCAAATAATTTTTTTGCCTATGTAGTAAACTTATAGTTCTGGACACGCTTCAGCAAACGAAAAAAAGTTTTATATTTCTTGTAGTAAATGGAAAATAACGCTTGACATTCTCGCTAAATGGTGAGATAATACAAACATGAAAAAATTATTAGCAAAACTAAATCAGATCGCAGCAAACAACAACAAAGGCATTGCAGTAGTATTAGAAGGCAGAGACACGGCTGGAAAGTCAAGTACGATTAGAGCTTTGACCCAATACTTATCCCCTGCATGGTACTCTGTTGTCCCTTCAACAAAGCCAAGTAAACAAACTATGGAGAACTGGCTAGGTCATTGGCAAACAAAGATGCCAGCAAAAGGTCAGATCGTATTCTATGACAGGTCTTGGTACTCACGAGCTATGGTTCAGAGACTCAACAACTGGTGCACAGAAGATCAGTACAGAGAGTTTTTGCAAGGCTACAAGATGTGGGAATCCTTCCAAGACGTGAAGATTATCAAGCTATGGCTGTCCATCACAGAGGAAGAGCAGAGAGCTAGAATAGACAACAGAAAAAACTCTCCTCTCACCTACTGGAAGTTCTCAGAGAATGACGAAAATGCACTGTCGTACTACGATAGCATGACGCTTCTCAAGGAACGAGTAGTAGATAGTGAATGGCACGTTCTTGATTACAACAACAAAAAGAAGGGAATCAAGTCAGCCCTCAAGACAATAATTAGAGTTGCGAAAAAATAATTCTTGACATACGGAGTGTTTGCGAGTATAATACTTCGTATGAAAAATAAAAGACACAGAACAACATACCACTTTATTCTTTTTGATAAGGACAGCCCCTTTCGCGGTAGAAAAGAGGTAGACCGAAAGAAAAGAGGAAAGCGTGGTTATCGAAAACATAAGGGAAAGTACACATGAAATATCTAAACATTTATGAAATAGGGCAAGCGTATGGCGGCTCAGAAGAAGGTGGTTGGTGGTATACAGTTGGAACTCCAGTAGAGTCAGAGAAGTTTTTGAATCGAGACCTCAAGAGAATGCAAGAAAGACAGGAAGCACTAAACAAACGCTTCCAAAAGATGAAAGGTGAGTACTCGATGGGTTATGGAGAGCACGATGGTGTAGATCCAGAAGGTAACGGAGATGACAACTTTTTAATGGTAGGCGGAGTATGGGGACGATCAAATCTGAGAGCAAGAATCGAAGATCATCCTGCAAAAGCCTTCCCCGAAGAACGACCTTATTACTGTTAGGAGACAAAGTGGATATGATTACTAATGAACAGTTCGACTGGATGATTATTGTTGGTGGTATGCAACAAGATGGTCTAAAGTGGATAGAAGCAATGGCTCTATGTAGAAGTACAATGGACATGCCAGATAGTGTTTACAACTGGCTGTTAGAAAGAAAGAAGAAAGAGCAAGTAACAACATCATTCAAACAATCGGAGGCATTTTAATGTCAAAACAAGTAGTAGATAAAAGCTGGAGTAGAGCAACACTCATCAAGATGCGCAGAAACGGAAGAAAGACAGTTTCACACGGAAGTTATCGTGCGAAGAGAAAGCCCAACTCGCCTCGTGTAACAGAAGCAGAACACATTGCAGCAAAAGCCAGAGGCTAAGATGATAATGGAGTTCCAATATGAAAGGAATAGTAGTAGCCATTCTATTGATGGCAAGTGGTTCTTTAATGGCGGACGAAGTAAAATGTCTAGCAGAAAACATCTATTGGGAAGCTCGAAACCAGTCGATACAAGGTATGTACGCGGTAGCAGACGTAACTTTGAATCGGGTAAGAGATTCGAGGTGGCCAAGTACAGTTTGTGAAGTAGTAAAGCAACGAAAGAATACAGGAGGAAAATGGATTTGTCAATTTAGCTGGTATTGCGACGGCAAATCCGATACTCCAAGAACAAAAGCAGTATTTAACCTATGTACTATGATTGCATATGTAAGGTTAAAGAAAAAAGATTCACCAGTATTAGATGATAACGTATATTGGTATCATGCAAAGAATGTAGATCCGTACTGGGCTGACGCATATAGTCATAAAACGACAATCGGCGATCACCATTTCTACTCAGAGTAGCAGTCGTCCTGAAATAGTACCATTTTAAGATTTGGAGGGGAGTATGTGTCAGGTTTGAGAACCTTACCATCTTCCCTTTTTATTGGCTTAAAATCAGGACCAAGTTTACTCAGATTGCTTCGGTGTACTTCGCAGAAACATTCATCTAAGTCGATTCCGAACGCATGACCTGCTCCGTACACAACGTACAGAAGATCAGTAAGTGCGTCTGCGACTTCAACCATATCTTGATTGTCCACAGCCAACTGAAGCTCATCAAGTTCTTCTTCTATTAAATTTATTCGAAGCCTTTGAATATGCTCCTCTGGAAACTCAGGATCAAGATGAATGTCTTGATCCATTGATTCCATAAAGTCTCCAACTAATTCAAAATTAGTGCTTCCAAAAGCTGCCATAATACCTCCTAAAGTTTAACTGCTAACACTATTAATATCGCTACGAGTAGTATATTTACCATCAGTAGCTCTAGTGCTAAAATTGTGTGATACCATATCCAACGCGTCTTGTAGGCGTTATCAATGGAGACCTCGTCAGGGTCTGGGTCTTTCCAGTTCTTCTGACGTTTAAATAAATTTTTCATCCCGCGAAATGACGCAGTAGTCCTGTTCCTAATAGTACCATTGCTATTCCGTTCACTAGTATTAACGCTCTGTCCTTCCATACTAAACTCACATAAGTCCAACCTATCATACCTATAAAAGACAGTACGAGGTCAATAAAAGGGCTTATTTGCGCTGATCGGATAGATATTGCACAAATAAGAATGATTGAAGAAGCCCACTTAACGTACCAATCAACCGTGTATTTCGGAGTAGCAGACTTAAATATTCTTTTAGAATTTTCTATTTCCTCTGGTGAGAATCTCATCTTTTCGCTGTCTTCGTTGTTCTCTTGCTTTAGCAGACTGCTTAGCTCTGTGTCGTTTTGCACTGGGCTTTTCGTAGTATTCTTTTTCTCGGTATTCAAATATTACCTCGCTACACTTCTTTTTGAAAACACGTATTGCATTTTCTATGTTATTGTTTCTAACCTTTACTTTCACGCTTAAATCGCCATCCTCGTTTTCTTAAGTATAAAACTTGCTTTCTTATTGCATTTGGAGTGCGTTCAGGAAGTAGTAGTTGTATTTCTTCTATAGATTTTAAGTAGTAATACTGTGATAATACTGTCCTTTCTTCCTTGCTCCAAGGTCTTTTTATATATTTTCTCATTGTGATATTATACACAAAACAAGTACGAATGTCAAGAATTATTTTTTAAAGTACATTCTAAAAATTTTTCTTGACATTTTATGTCATATGAAGTATAATATCTACATTCTGAAAATTATAAATTCAAAAGGAGAGTAAATTGGAAACTACGATAGCAGCTTTCGTCGTGTTTTCCCTATGTTTAATAGGGTGTGGAGCACATTGCTGGTATGTTGGACGCAGAGTCGGAATCCAACATGCCGTAGACTACCTCGTTGACAACGGTCATCTTGACGTTGACGAAGACGAGGTACCTCTCTGACTCATACCGCTATTTTTATTGGGCAAATGAAAGTAGCAAAACTGGCAACGATGCCAAGATAAAAGGAGAAAAGAAGTATGAAACGAGTTCTATCCTTAATAGGAATAGGAACCCTAGCCCTACTAGTCGCACTACCTGTAAATGCCAAAGCAATAGATAAAAATAAAGCATTTAATCTGTGTAAACAAGAAGTAAAATCAGAATATGTCGGAGCTTCGCGTTATCTTTTGAAAAAAATAAAAGATCGAGGAGCGGGATTCCAGATGCAGTTTATGGTATACTTTCCCGAAGGCAACCAGAAAATACTCTGCGAGCTGAATCGACAATCAGGCGTTAGAACACTTACAGAATTGTAAGTAAAAGGTAAATAGTATGTTTGGAATGATAAAAATGCTTCCAATCATCCTAGTTGTAGGTGGTGCTGGTTTTGCTTATCACAAAATACAAATCAATGCGAAGGATAACCGCATCACCGAACAACAAATGGAGATTGCAGCAGCAACACAACAAAATGTGGCTCTTCAAACCGCAGCACAGACTAACGAAAGCACTATTCGTAAGTTAGAGAAACAAATGAAGCAGCAGGCTCAAGCGTTTGCAGACCTAACAAATAAGAATAGTAAATTAGAAGCTGAAAAACAGCAATACTTAAGTATTTTTAAAAAACACAATTTAACAAATCTGGCTCGTAGAAAGCCAGGACTTATTGAACCACGGATAAATAAGGGCACAAAAGATGTGTTCCGACAAGTGGAAGCAGATAGTAGGGAATTAGATGAAGCCGACGATAGTGCTAGTGAGCGCGTTTACGATAGCGTTAAGTAGTGGATGTAGTGTATTACCGAAAGTAGACTTTACACCACCTCCCCCTGTAAAAGTAATCACGGAAGAAGTTAAAGTTGATATATACCAACCTCCTTTACCTAATGAGATAGGCTTAGAGGATGTAGCATGGTTTGTAATCACAAAGGATAACTGGGAAGAGTCAGTAGCAAAAGTAGAGGGTCTATTGGGTGGAGATTTTGTAGTAATGGCTCTTACTCCAAAAGGCTATGAGAACATGGCATATAATTTACAAGAGATTCGTAGGTATATACGGCAACAAAAAGAAATTATATTGTACTATAGAAAAGCTACAAATGCTGCCGATGAAGCAGAGGAATGGCTTGAGAAAAATGATTGATAAAATTATAGCTTGGTGGAAAAGTTTATTTTACCAAGAGTACAAGTTAACCATATACTTTGGAAGTGTAACAGGCATAGATGAAGATGGAAAAGCTATGTATATGCGTACACCAAAGTTTTATAATGTTAGAGAGATAATTAGTTTGAAACCTAACATTATAAAATTTATAGATATTGATAAGAACGTGGTTGAAATTAAATCACATGAACCAATGAATTGGGATTTAGTAAGGGTAGCATAATGAAAGGTCAGTACGAAATAGAGATGCAGAGCGACAGACTTCGCTTTCAAGAAAAAAGAATTGATGACCTTGAGGCAAAAGTAATGTCTCAAGCAGAAGAAGTAGAGAAACAAAAAAAGCAGATCGAAGGGTGGATTAAACGCCACTTACTTGATCCTAGTGGGAAAATGATGTGAATAGAGAAGCAGTTTACGAGCAACTCAAGATTGATGAAGGAGTAGTATATGGAATCTACAATGACCACCTCGGCTATCCAACCTTTGGCGTCGGTCATCTTATCGTCGAAAGTGACGAGGAATTCGGAAGGCCGACTGGAACACCAGTTACTGAAGAACGAGTCAGGACGTGTTTCGCTAGAGACCTTAACATTGCCATCAGAGAGTGTTGTACTCTATACGGAGAAGGGACTTTTAGAAGCTTCCCCGACGAAGTCCAGCAGATCCTGGTCAATATGATGTTTAACATGGGCAGACCCAGACTGTCCAAATTTAAGAATATGAATAAAGCCTTATGGGCAGAAGACTGGAAAAGGGCTGCTGTTGAAGGGAGGGACTCCCGTTGGTACAAGCAAGTAACACAACGAGCAGAAAGATTAATGACTAGATTGGAAAATGTTTAATGAATGTAGCTTTAGTAGCTCTAAGCAAGCCGAGTGCAAGTACAGGATGTAATACGGCGGATGAATTTATAGCTTACTGTGCAAGAGTAAGTAACCCTGAAAATCAAAACAATAATAAAACAGCTCCAGGACTGTTGAAGTACTTAATCAAACATGGTCACTGGAGTCCGTTTGAAATGGTATCCATTACCATGGAAATACAGACAACACGAGATATCTCCCACCAGATAGTACGTCATCGAAGCTTCTCTTTTCAAGAGTTTAGCCAGAGATACGCTGTGACTAATGTTTTTGAAATAAGAGAAGCAAGACTTCAGGATGAGAAAAATAGACAAAATAGTATTTCTATGGACTATAAAAATCAATGCCACCGTAGAATAAATGAACGTTTCTCTATGGCTCAGCAGAACGTCTTGCACTTAACAAGAAAAGCATATGAGGAAGCTTTAGAGGACGGCATTGCAAAGGAACAAGCAAGAGCACTTCTTCCAGAAGGAATGAGCGGTACTACTTTATATATGGCAGGAACACTTCGTAGTTGGATTCACTATTGTGAGCTTCGTAGAGCTAATGGAACTCAGCAAGAGCACGCTGACATAGCAGATCGATGTTGGAGTATAATTGGTGACCACTTCCCAAGCGTAAGGAAAGCAGTAGATGACCTTCATTCTATTAATACTTAGTCTACCAGTAGTATTACTATTGGGAGCAGCGTATGGAGATAAAAAAGCAACAGGATATTGGCCGTGGCAAAAAGAATTTGATGTAGAAGCAATGAGGGCCAAAAGTCGAAAAAAATCTTGACATTATATACATTTATTAGTATAATAGTTGCATGAATATTTTTATACTTGACGAAAACCATGACAAGTGTGCAGAGTACCACGTTGACAAGCATATAGTCAAAATGCCTCTTGAGGCAGCTCAAATGCTGTGCACAAATCATTGGGTAGATAAATACTTGGGTTTTGTTCCTCGAAAACTTACAAAAGAAGAACTCGCCCTTTTACGGGAGAAAAAAACAAATGAACCAAGAGACTTCCCGTACCTTCCTACAATGCATAACCACCCCTGCACGATATGGGCTAGGAGTAGCCTCGATAACTATGAGTGGTTGTTTTGCTACGCCCTCGCATTGGACGAAGAGTACACTTACAGATACGGAAAAAGCCATAAATCAGTGCATGATGTTATACTCAAGCTCCCCAGCATACGAACACCACCACTGGGACTTACTCCATTTGCACAAGCTATGCCAGATGAACTTAAAGGATCAGACGCCATAGACGCATACCGTAGATTTTATCACAAAGACAAAGCAACGTTTGCTTCTTGGAAGTATCGAGAGAAGCCTCCTTGGTGGAACGAACAGGAAGCAGATTATGAACAAAGAATCACAAGGTAGAAAGTTTGATAGTGAAAAACCAAAGCTATACTTACTTCCTCCAAAGTCTATATTAGAAGTAGGAAAAGTATTAACATACGGAGCAGAGAAGTATGATGCCGAAAACTGGCGTAAAGTAGATGATCTACAAAATAGATATACAAGCGCTGCACTAAGACATATCTTTGCCCACATGGACGGAGAGCAGTTAGACGAAGAAACTGGACTATCGCATCTAGCCCATGCGATGTGTTGTTTATTATTTAAATTGGAGGATGAATTACTTGGCAAGGGTGAAGAAGAAAGAACACGAGAAGTTGACTCAGGAAAATATACAACACGTGATAACCCTTTTGAGTTCGGATAAACCGATAACTAAAAAGGAGGCGTGTGAGATACTCAACATCTCGTACAATACTACAAGACTTAATAATATAATACAAGATTTTCAAGACAAACAAAACTTTAGAGCGAAGAGAAAAGCTCAGTTAAAAGGTAAGCCAGCAAGTGCTTTAGAGATAAAAGAAGCTATAACTTCTTATCTCGATGGGCAGTCTATATCCGAAATATCTCAAGGTATGTACCGCTCTACGGGGTTTGTAAAAGCTATACTTAATCGAGTTGGAGTACCAACGCGACCAGCGCTTGTAGAAGAACGAAAAGGATACGCATTCTTACCAGATCAATGTGTATCTGATGAGTTCATTCCAAATGAAAAAGTATGGTCTGCTTTCTATCATGCTCCTGCCATAGTACAAAAAGAAAGCCCCAACCCTCAGTATTACATAGACAAGTATGGATGTAAGTGCTATGAGATATACATACTGGAAGAAACTGAAACTTTAAGGGTGGGAGGTTTTCATGGAGCAGCACTAGCCTGTGACCTAGGTAAATTAACTCACTTGGAAGAGCATGGCATTGATATCGAAAAAATTTAGTGGAGAGCAAAAAAAGTTCTTGACACAAATGTTAAATCGAGATATAATAGTATTTCAAAAATGAGGAAACCAAATGGGCGACCGATTTTATTTTCAACAACAACAACGAGGAAAACGCAGAATGGCGTGGGACGACGACAAGAAGGCGCAAGCCGTAGAGATGTATGAAGCACAGGATCCAACTCCTGAGACTTCAATGGAAATTGTAAAAGAAATTGCAGATGAATTAAACGAAAGCCCTAACGGGGTTCGTATGATTCTAACCAAAGCAGGTGTCTATGTAAAAAAGACTCCCGCTACGGGGAATGGTGGTGGGACTTCCTCAGGTGGTACACGCGTATCTAAGCAGGCAGCACAAGATGCCCTCACCGCAGCTATCACAGACAAAGGCTTAGCAGTAGACGAAGATATTATATCTAAGTTAACTGGCAAAGCAGCTCAGTATTTCACAGGCTTATTGGCCGACTAGTACTCCCTCGGGTGAGATCCCCGAGGTCTTTTTTGTTTCTTCAGTATAGGACAGTAAAAGATTTTACCTACCTAACTAAGGAACACCGTGAAGAAGGACGAACTAGCCAAACTTGTTGATGAGTATGGTGATGCGATCATTACATATCGTAGTGAGAACTCAAAAAAACTAAAGTACAATGTATGCACGTTGGACTTTAGTACAAAGTACATTCGAGACAAGAAAAACCGAGCGAGAGAATCTACTGAAACCCTACTATTGTTTTGTTGGGACACGGATTCTTATCGCTTATTAAAACCTAAGAATGTAACGAGTGTAGTCCCTCTTGCTTCTGTATTGAAGAACGACTCATGATACAAATTCATGAGCCAGCTCCTTTATACGAGCATATAATACACTATGATGAAGAAAAACAAGTACAGGTACGAGTTTCTGTAAATACTTTCAAAGGGGTTGAATATCTTCACTTGCGTAAGTATTACATGGATTTTTTTGAAGAATGGAAACCTACACCCGAAGGTATAGCAATGCCTATTGACTTCAATAACTCCAGAGAGTTATTTCGCGCCCTCACAGAGATTCTGTCTCTAGCAGAGTCGCGCGAGATAATTGAGGAGAACTTCCAAGACCTCGTAGATAATTTATACAAGCACGATAACCCAAAATAATTCTTGACACTTTATTCATTTTCTAGTATAATATATACATATGAGTGATAATACTAACAAAAATTCAATAGCAAAGAAATACTACGAAGGTGGTAACAGTCCTTTGACTGACACTGAGTGGGACGCTTTATACGACGGACTTGAGGGTATCGGATATACCCCCGAGTCTGGAGTACATCATAAGTATCAAATGTACTCACTACAGAAAACATTTGATAATGATGAGCTAGAAAACTGGCTTAGAGTAAAGCATGAAGGACAGTTAGTAACTTGCACTCCTAAACTAGACGGGGCGGCAGTATCTGTCATGTATCGAGATGGCGAGTTTTACCGTGCCTTAACACGAGGCAATGGTAAGATAGGTATTGATATTACTAACAAGATAAAATATCTTGTACCAGCCAAGATCAACTTCAAAAAAGAAGTACAGATTGATGGAGAAGTTGTCGCCCCTATTAGTATTCCTAATGCTCGTAATTACGCTGCGGGGTCTCTCAATCTAAAACTAGAAAGAGATTTCATGAGTCGTAGAAACGAGCTTAGGTTTGTAGCGTATGATATGCGACCTTACTTTATAGACTCTTGGGTAGATGTTCTACAGATGGTTGAGTCTTTTGGAATTGGCACAGTTTACTCTATTGATGCATCCCTGTATCCTCAAGACGGAAGAGTATTCCGACTAGACGATACAACTTATTGGATGGATCAGGGATTTACTTCCCACCATCCAAGAGGCTCTCTTGCCTTCAAAGAGCAAAAAGAGGGGGTAATAACCTATCTAAGCGATGTTGAGTGGCAGACAGGTAAGTCAGGTGTTGTTACACCAGTAGCAATACTTGGCCCTGTTATGATTGGGGATGCTCTTGTATCAAGAGCAACCTTACATAATATGGCTCATATTGAGGAGTTAGGTCTTGAAATTGGTTGTCACGTCGAGGTCATACGAAGTGGTGAAATCATCCCGCGTATTGTCCGACGAGTTGAGGAAAAATAATTCTTGACATGAAACCTAAATTTTCGTATAATATACTTTCATTTTCAGAGGAATCTTTATGCAAGCGATAGTAGCTCCTGAAGTTTGCCCCTCTTGTGGATCACCACTTGAGTGGAAAAACGATTTGCTTTATTGCACACACAGCTTGTGTCCTGCTCAACTTCAGAAACGAATTGAGCATTTTGCAAGAGCACTAAAGATTAAAGGGCTTGGCCCAAAGAGCATCGAGAGACTAGGTATTACCTCTTTTCCAAAGATATATTCTTTGTCATATGTAGATATGAGAGATGGTCTTTCCTCTGAAAAGCTAGCTATAAAACTTTTAAGAGAAATAAATCATTCAAGAAAAGCTAGTATGAATGATGTATTACCTGCATTTAGTATTCCGTTGATCGGAAAGACTGCTGCAACAAAATTGTCCAGCAAAATCAAAAGTCTCTTTGACCTTGATGAGGACAAATGTAAAGCCGCAGGTCTTGGGCCGAAAGCAACAGAAAGTTTACTTAGCTGGTACTATGGTGAGTTTCAAGATGGGCTAAAACAGCTCCTCCCATTTGATTGGGAGTTTGAAAGACCTAGAATTGCAAAAGAAACGAAAGGTGCAGTATGTATTAGTGGTAAACTTTCAAGTTTCAAAACAAAAGCAGAAGCTACAAAAGCCTTATCCTATGCAGGATATATGGTGAAAACAACCATGGCTAAGGATGTAATATTCTTAATTAATGAGTCAGGAATAGAGTCTGCTAAAACAAAACAAGCCCAAGAACGGGGCATAACAATAATTACAAGTCTAAAAGAATTGATAGGAGACTAAACTATGGCAACATTGCCTAAGTGGACAGACGAGCGTACCGACGAGCTCACTAATTTTGTCGGTGATGAATCCCCAGTATCTCAAGATACTGTTGCAGAAGCAGCAGATCAGCTTGAGACTACTACACGGTCAGTTTCTAGCAAACTGAGGAAAATGGGTTACGAAGTAGAACTTGCTTCTGCAAAGAGCACTCGTGCTTTTTCTGAAAGTCAAGAAGCTACTCTTGCAGCTTTTGTTTCTGACAATAGCGGTGAGTATACCTATGCTCAGATTGCAGAGAACTTTGAAGGCGGAGCATTTAGTGCTAAGTCTATTCAAGGTAAGATTCTTTCAATGGAACTTACTGCCCATGTTAAGCCAGCTCCCAAAGTGGAGACTGTTAGAACCTACTCACCAGATGAAGAGGCTACCTTTATTTCTATGGTAAATGATGGTGCTTTCGTAGAAGCGATTGCAGAAGCTCTTGATCGTAGTGTAAACAGTGTACGAGGAAAGGCTCTCAGCCTACTTCGTTCTGGCGATATTGACGCTATTCCCCGTCAGGAACACACCAAAGGTTCTGCAAAAAGCGATCCTTTAGCAGAGTTAGGTGATGTATCTGACATGACAGTTGAAGCAATCGCAGAGTCGATTGGTAAAACTGCACGTGGTGTAAAGACTATGTTGACCCGAAGAGGATTAACAGCGTCTGATTATGATGGTGCGGCTAAAAAAGAAAAAGCTGCCGCTAGCTAAATTTTAGTGTTAATTCTACAGCCGTGATGAGGGGTCGTTGCGGCTGTACTCTTTTCGGGGGAATCGTTGAACATAGCAAGTGCTTACTTGAAGCAAGTTTTAGACCTGCAAGATTTTGAGTCTTGGTCTTCTACGCGCAAAGCATATTTGCCTACAGCATACCATCGTCTCTTTACAGAGATAGATAAACACTGTGAGAAGTTTCATCGACTCCCCACCCTTGAGGATCTTAAGTTCGAGATCCGTGATACATCTACCAAAGAATTGCTCTTTGCAATAGATGCCATTGATGTAGAAGCTGAGCCTTTCATGCTTCTGCAGTACCTCAAGAATGAGTTTACTCAAAAAGAGATACTCAAATCTCTTGAGGATTATGTTGACAACTCCATATCCTTTGAGGATGCGGAAGAGTCTGTAAATCATCTACATCAAATAGTTCTTGATATCGAAGAAAAAGTAGAGCTTCAAGAACCCCAAGAGAGTATGCAACGTATTCCCTTGTTTGAACCAGATGAAGAACTTGGAAAGTACCTGCCCCTCGGTCTAAATACGGAGTATGACCAAGATATCACGTTCTCCCCCCGAGACTTGATTCTTGTCGGAGGCCGTCGCGGGGCAGGGAAATCTATCACTTGTGCTAACATAGCTAACTCAGTCTATGCTTCTGGCAAGTCTGCCTTATATTTCACCATTGAAATGGATAGTCGTGCAATACTGCAACGGTGTTGTTCGATTGCAACAGGCATACCCTTCTCTCGCCTACGAACTAAGAATCTTAGTATTCCTGAGTGGGAGCAAGTAGCTGGTTGGTGGGCTGCAAGATACAGTGATAGTCAAGAGAGACTAGCAGAGTATCGAGAACATCGAGACTTTGAGAAGTTTCATGATAAGTTAAAGACTAGCTGTGAGCTTCTCCCGACTCAACAGTTAGATGTAATTTATGACCCTAGCTTGACTATTTCTAAGATACGATCTGAACTTGATAAGAAAATAAAAAGTAAGATGGACGTTGGCGTGATTATCGTTGACTACATCAATCAAGTAAAAAGATCCAGTATGCCTTCTCGTGGAGGACAGTATGACTGGACAGAGCAGATCGAAGTTAGTAAAGCACTCAAGAGTATGGCACAAGAATTCGAAACCCCCGTGTTCTCACCATACCAAACTGACGCTAGCGGTGAGGCTCGTTTTGCCAAGGGAATACTAGATGCAGCAGATGCTGCGTATAGTCTTGAAACTTGGTCACAGGAAGATAATTGTATTACCTTCAAGTGTGTAAAAATGCGAGCTGCCGCTATGCGTGATTTTTCTTCTTACATGGATTGGGAGACACTCAAGATTGGTCCAGATACCGCTCTGACTCCGACAGAAAGAGAGGATAATGACCAAAAAACTGGTGAAGATATAGACGACATCTAAAATAGTTCTTGACATTTGCATCTATTTTTAGTATAATATATATTCAAAATGTGGAGGCTTTATGATTGTAAGAGGCAGTATGAGATATTCACCTAGTGGTAGAAAGAGACCAAACAAATCATTATATACAAACAAGCGTAGGGTACAATATATGCAGCTTCATGCAAATAATGAGCCTGTTCGTCGTGAGACACCCGACTACCCTTCCGCTCCGCTTACACCTTACAAACCTCGTCCTCGTGACGATTGGAAGGTGCAGGCTTCTGAGGGGTACACGATTGCACCTGCTTACAACAAAGGCGCATACCAAGTAATTAGTAAAGATAGCATTGAGGATATTGGAAAGTAATATGAATATCCCTAGTGTAATGGTAGCACGACAGTCTCCAAAACTGTTAGTCGGGGTTCGAGTCCCTGGGGGTATGCCAACTTGTTAATGGCTTTTTTATTAGTAGTAATTGTAGATGGAGAACCTGAGCCTACTGCAAATATGTACTTTCGTAATATCAATAGATGTAATTATTTTTCGGAGAGAATAGAACGAGGTAGGTACGGAAAATCGTATCGAGGGTTTCAAGCTAAAATAACAGCATATTGTACACCAAGGATGGTACCACAGGAGACAGCGTTTTGGGATTAGCACCTGATTTTAAATTTACACAACAAGACTTAACAGAACTTAATGCAGATGGAAACCGTGAGAGAGGCCGTAACGGGGAGGATGAAAGTAAGTACCCGAAACCTAAACCTCCTCTTACTCAGAGTCCTGAGTTTGCTGCAGAAGCGGAACGATATGTAGAAAGCACTACTCCTCAAGAGGAGCAAAAGTACAAAGGGTGGTTTTGGAGCTACCCAGAAAAGAAATTTTACAGATGGGATAACAGACCTTAGTGAATGTAGAAACATTACTAACAAGTAAAAATATATACTTCATGCCGAAAGGTAGCGACTTTCTTGTTCGTTGTCTAAATCCTGAGCATGAAGATAGAAACCCAAGCATGAGAATTGACCAGATTACTGGGATATTCAACTGCTTTTCTTGTGGTTACAAGGGAAGTTTATTTAATCATTTTGGAGAAAGGGCAAATCAATTACAACAGCAGCGCGAACTTTTCAAGAAGAAACTTATACAAAAGAGGTCTGAAAGTGTTGGCTTGTCCTTTCCCCAAAATAGTTTACCATATGTAGGAAACTGGAGAGATATTCGTCCAGAAACCTATAGAAAGTTTGAGGCGTTTCAGCACTCTGACTCTGACTATGTAGGAAGAATAGTATTTCCTATACGAGACATTGCAGGGCGTATAGTTGCGTTCCAAGGGCGGCACACAGCAGACGGGAGGCCAAAATATAAATTTACTCCTCCAGGCGCAAAACTTCCGTTCTTCCCGATAGTGGATTTTATACAGGGTTCCGCTATCCTAGTTGAGGGCATTTTTGACATGATAAACCTTCATGATAAGGGATTGACAAATGCTGTGTGCTGCTTTGGAACTAATAATTACAATGAAGCAAAATTATCAATGCTCCGAGTACAAGGAGCAGAGTACGTGGACATCTTTTTTGATGGAGACGATGCGGGACAAAGTGCCGCAGAAAAACTAAAGACTGAGTGTGAGAAAGTTGGTCTCGTAGCTAGGAATGTGCATATCAAAAACACAGACCCTGGTGCTCTCAGTCAACTTCAAGTAGATAAGTTAAAGGAAAAATTATATGAAGTTACCAGCTAAAGTTGCTCTAGTAGAAACTAAACCTAGTAGAACAGACTTTAACAAAGCGTTTGGTGGAGCTTTCGAGTTCGACCAGTATCAGCTTTGTTCTGATCCTACTATAAAGAAAGTATTGAAGAGAGATTGTGATATAACCTTTAACGCAGACTTATATGACTGGATTGTTCTAGTTGGGAGTGATGCGTTGAAATACTTCACAAAGATAAATTCAGTAACAGAATATTCTGGTAAGAAAGTAGAAGATAAATTCTTGCCAGTAATAAACCCAGCCATGCTTACCTTCAAGCCAGAAGCACGTAAGACATGGGAAGATTCAAAAGAAAGCATCATTAAGTATATAAATGGTGAGATAGAAGAGGTGATAATAGATGAGTCAATCGCATTTGGCATACAAGATACAAAAGAGTGTAACACGTTTTTACGAGAAGCAATCGCAGATTCTGGTACATTTATTGCTCTGGATTCCGAGACGACTGGGCTCTATCCTAGGGACGGGCACATTCTGGGGATATCACTTTCTTACGACGGCAAACGCGGAGCATATATCTCAACAGACTGCTTTGATGAAGAGACTGAAGAGCTTCTTCAAACGCTCTTCAGCAAAAAGCGAGTAGTATTTCATAACGCAAAGTTTGACGTTGCATTCTTTGAGTACCACTTCAACTTTGAGTTCCCAAGAATAGAAGACACCATGCTGCTCCACTATCTCATAGACGAGAATCCCGGAGGGCATGGCCTGAAGCAGTTATCTATTCGATTTACTCCATATGGCGACTATGAGAAGCCAATGTATGAGTGGATGGATAACTACAGAAAAGAAAACGGCATCCTGAAAGGAGACTTCCAGTGGGGGTCTATTCCCTTTGATATAATGAAAACATATGCAGCAATGGATGCTCTATGTACTTATCTTCTTTACGACAAGTTTAAGAAGATTAAAGAGAACCCCAAACTCAAGTGGGTATACGATAACATACTCATTCCTGGCACACGCTTTCTGATTGATGCACAGGACAACGGTGTTCCTTTCGACAAGAAAAGATTATACGCAGCTCAGGAGCTTATGCAGGACGATATTGATACTGCCGTTACTGGGCTATACAAGAACCCTATAATAAACAAGTGGGAAAAGTACAATGGAAAAGATTTTAATCCTAATTCTACTGTCCAGCTACGTTCCCTTCTTTTTGACTATCTTGATCTGCAACCAACTGGCAAAAAGACAGGAACAGGAGCTCACTCTACGGATGCAGAGGTATTGCAAGAACTTGGATCCCAGTCGGAAATTCCACGACTTATCCTTGACATACGTCAACGATCCAAAATTAAAAATACTTATCTGGACAAAATCATACCGCAACTGGATAGAGATAGCAGATTGCGCACATCGTTCAACCTTCATGGTACTACTAGCGGTAGGCTCAGTTCTAGTGGTAAGCTTAATATGCAACAGCTTCCTCGGGATAACCCTGCTGTAAAAGGATGTATCAAAGCGGCGGAAGGACATAAGATTGTTGCAATGGACTTGACTACGGCAGAGGTTTATGTTGCCGCAGTTCTTGCCAAAGACAAAGCACTTATGGAAGTATTTCGTTCAGGCGGAAACTTTCACAGTAGTATTGCGAAGACAGTATTTCGTCTACCGTGTGAAGTAGAAGAAGTAGCAGAACTATACACAACACAAAGACAGGCTGCAAAAGCAGTTACATTCGGCATCATGTATGGTGCAGGCCCAAAGAAGATTAGTGAGCAAGTTACCAAAGACTCTGGCAAATACTTTAGTCAGCAAGAAGCAAAAGAAGTTATTGATGACTACTTTGAATCGTTTCATGCGCTTAAGAAGTGGATAAACGACAACCACAGATTCATTGAACAAAATGGGTTTGTATACAGTTTCTTTGGTAGAAAAAGGAGATTACCAAATGTCAAATCTTCGGACGCAGGTATCAAAAGTCACAGCATTCGTTCTGGTCTTAACTTTTTGGTCCAGTCTACTGCTTCTGATATTAACCTGCTTGGGGCTATAGATATGCATGATGATATACAGGCAAGCAAGATGAAAGCCCGTATCTTTGCACTTGTACACGATTCTATTCTTGCAGAAGTTCCAGACGACGAGATAGAAGTGTACTCAGAAAAACTTAAGTATTGTATACAGAAAGACAGAGGAATTATTATTCCTGGCGCTCCAGTTGGGTGCGACTTCGAAATCGGAGACGACTATTCAATGGGCAAATTTGAGAAGCAATATGGCATACTCTGATAAGGTATTAGAACACTATGAACGACCAAGAAACGTTGGGCGACTTGACGAAGGAGACGACTCCGTGGGTACGGGGATGGTTGGTGCACCTGCTTGCGGGGATGTTATGCGACTACAAATACGAGTCAATAATGAAAACATCATTGAAGATGCTAAGTTTAAAACTTACGGATGTGGATCCGCCATTGCTTCAAGCTCTCTCCTTACCGAGTGGGTTAAGGGACGAAGCCTTGATACAGCTCTTCAAATCAAGAACACCGAAATTGCGGACGAACTTTCCTTGCCCCCAGTCAAGATCCACTGTAGTGTCTTAGCTGAAGACGCAATAAAAGCTGCAATAGAGGATTACAAGGGTAAAAATGTTAACCATAACTGCGAGTGCCAAGAAGTATCTTAACAGTAAACGTATTGAGAAGAATAAGAAGTATATACTCTTAGACCTGAAGCCTAGTGGCTGTGCGGGTTTTGAATATACTTGGGACTACTGTGATGAACTCCCACTAACCTTTACATTAGTAGATGATCTAGTGGTTGTTGGTGAAGCTGCCCTAACGGCAGTACATGGAAGCACAGTAGACTATCATGAAGAACTCATAGGTTCTTCGCTTACAATAAACAATCCTAATGTACAGGATGCGTGCGGGTGTGGCGTTAGCTTCACCATTTAAAAGGAGAAAAAGTTGTACAAAGCAGCATGGAACTACGACGGCAAGAAGTACAAAGCCAAAGTTAAATCTCCCCTCGGCAGGTACGAATACTGCCAGATGCTAGAAAGAGAGGGAGCAACAGATATAAAAATAAAATACTATGCCCCATATGGAGAAGTAGTTGATAGTTACATACAGGGACGTTCAAAGCGTAACTTTCCCAGTTTTCAAGATTACTGGAAGCAACTGGAGTTATTCTGACGGACTGCTATTCTTAGACGATCAGTTACTAGACGATAAGAATATGCCTGGGCAAACTTTGGGTATTCGCAGACTACAGACTCCTTTTAAGAATCTGTTTCCTCTGCGAAACGCTCTTATCAGCCATATCGGCATAATAAAACAAGCGGGAAAAAATTTTATTGACTCAAAAGGCGATCCTTTTATCTATGACAAGACCTTGATGTGTAAACTTAAGTATTACAAAATCAGAAAGGTTGAGAGAAAAGAGGTCGCCTCAATTTTATGGGTCAAAGGAATAAACTTTCCGTTTACGATTCCGAGACCTCCAGAGGACGGAAGAACTTGGGCAGGTATTTTACATCTAAACGATATACCTTGGCTGCTATATGAGTATTCTGAAGAAAAACTCAAGGATACTCGCAGGAAAATATAAACTATGGCTAAACGTAGTAAAACTCTGAATGGTTCTGGTTTAGAACTAGCAGAGATAGAACCTTTGACCCGTAATCAATTAGTTGCTTTTGAAAGTGATAAAAATTTAGTTCTGCATGGGTGTGCAGGCACGGGAAAGACTTTCATATCATGTTATCTTGCATTTGACGATATGACAAAAAATCAGTATGAAAAGTTAGTAATCATACGAAGTGCAGTTCCTACTAGGGATATTGGTTTTCTACCAGGAACTGAAAAAGAAAAAAGCTCAGTGTATGAAGAGCCTTACTATGACATATCTATTGATTTGTTTGCAAGAGGAGACGCATACCAGATACTTAAAACTAAAAGATTAGTGCATTTTATGACTACTTCTTACATAAGAGGTATCACACTCAGAGATGCAGTTATACTTATAGATGAGTGTCAAAATATGAGTTTTCATGAATTAGACTCTATCATAACAAGAGTCGGGGAAAACTGTAGAGTGATATTCTGCGGAGACTTCTCACAATCCGATCTAAAACAGAACGGAATGAAGGAGTTTTTTGAGATTCTAGCTTCTATGAATCGATTTGATTTTATAGAGTTTGGGGTAGAGGATATTGTACGAAGCGGTTTTGTAAAAGAGTATATTATAGCAAAAGAGTACGCATGAAAGCAGTAGTCAGTAACCGTATTTATCTTGAAGTAACAGATAAATATAAAGACATTTTAAGCAAAGAACTGACATATACGATTCCTTCGTTCAATCGGAAAGATCCGCCTATAGTTATTAAGAATATGGCACGTATTAAGAGTAACTTAGTTAGTATTCCGATTGGACGAATGGATCTAATCCCAGATGACTACGAAATAGTCAATAAGCGTATAACAAAGCCAGTCGACTTTCCTGACTTTAAGTTTGAGTTACGACCAAGCCAAAAGGATGCTTTTGACGAAGTTGATGACAACTGTATAATAAACGCTTGGGTCAGTTGGGGAAAGACTTTTACAGGTCTTGCAATAGCTGGCAAACTAGGGCAGAAAACACTTATAGTTGTACACACAGTTCCACTAAGAAACCAGTGGGCGGCAGAGGTAGAAAAAGTATATGGAATTACAGCAGGTATTATTGGAAGTGGTAAAATGGACATTGACAGTCCTGTGGTTATTGGGAACACTCAAAGTCTGTACCGTCGCATTCCAGATATACGTCGAGAATTTGGAACCGTCATCTTGGACGAAATGCATCATGTCTCGTCTCCAACGTTTTCTAAAGTCATAGACTCAAATTATGCAAGATATAAGATCGGCCTATCGGGCACTATAGAAAGAAAAGATGGCAAACACGTAGTATTTCGTGATTACTTTGGACAAAAAGTAATCAAACCTCCAAAAGAAAACTATATGACTCCGAGCATACTTGTATACCGCTCGGAAGTACGATTTATGGACGGAAGTAACATTCCTTGGGCAAATAAAGTAACAAACTTAGCCTACAATGAAGAATATCTGCACAGCATTGCACTTTTAGCCGCATTTTACGCAAAGAAAGGGCACAAAGTGCTCGTAGTAAGTGATCGTGTGCATTTTTTGCAGGTCTGCGCCGAACTGGCAGGTGATAGAGCTGTTTGTGTTACGGGTGAGGTGCCGCATGAGGAGAGAAAAACACTCATGTCTAAGATTTCAAACGGAAAAGCAGATATTTTATTCGGTACACAAGCTATTTTCTCAGAAGGCATCTCACTAGACGACTTGAGTTGCCTCATTTTAGGTACGCCAGTGAATAACGAGCCTCTACTCACTCAGTTAATCGGCAGAGTGATAAGACAGAAGAAAGATAAGAAAGACCCTCTCGTTATAGACGTACACTTGAAAGGGAATACTGCACGCAGGCAGGCTTCCAACAGGATGGGATACTATATGAAACAGGGTTACCAGATACAGGAACTTTAAAAAAATAATACTTGACATGAGTTATAATTTTTGATATAATATGTTATTCTACGATTGGAAAAAGATTTATGAAACTTGCAGAGGAAATACTTCCGAGGTCTTGCGAGTTTTAAAAATGTTAGTAGAAAAAGAACTACCAGTAAACCAGTATGATAAAATATATAAATATTCTCATATTGATTTCCGTGGTGACTCCTTTCTACTACACCCAGATGTTTTATTGTATAATGCGTATCAGTATTCATACAAAGACATCTGTATTTACGTAGCAATGGCCAGTGCACGTTCATACGCCGAGTATGCTGCACACGGCAAACTTTCATTGGATTTATTGCATTTAACAATAGATCCTTTTATATTTTTAGACAACCCTAGACTACTTTATGTAGATAGTGATCAACTTCACTTTCTATACGAAGAAGCCCCAATGGAGATACATTAAAATGGCAATATCATTTAATCAGCAGAAGGGATCTGCTCAAAAAACCTCTATCAGCACATTTCAGTACAAAGACGGTGACAACTCTTTTCGTCTCGTAGGCGACATTCTTGCTCGCTATGTGTACTGGGTCAAAGGCGAAAACGACAAGAACATTCCTTTGGAGTGTCTGTCTTTTGATCGCAATGCAGAAGCGTTCAACAACAAAGAGAAGGATTGGGTTCGTGAATACTACCCCGACCTCAAGTGTGGTTGGAGCTATGCAACTCAGTGCATTGACAACGGTGAAGTAAAAGTTGTTAATCTAAAAAAGAAGCTGTGGGAGCAAATCATAACTGCCGCAGAGGATTTAGGCGATCCTACCGATCCTGAGACTGGATGGGAAATCAAATTTAAGAGAGTTAAAACTGGTCCTCTTCCCTATAATGTGGAATACCAGTTACAACCTCTAAAGTGCAAGCCTAGTGCACTTTCGGACTCTGACGCGGCTCTTGCTGCGGATGTAAAGTCCATGGATGACGTGATGCCTCGTCCTACTCCTGACGCTCAGAAAGAGCTTCTTGACCGCATACGCCAAGAGACTGTCTCTGAGATTGACGAAACCCTTGAAGCAGAGTTTAACGTAGCGTGATACTGTTTACAGCCGATTGGCACATAAAACTGGGGCAGAAGAATGTCCCAGTTGCTTGGGCGAAAAAAAGATACGAGTCTTTTTTCGAGCAAATCAGCGAACAGGAAAAACAATGCAATATGCACATAATCGGAGGCGATCTCTTTGATCGTCTTCCGACTATGGAAGAGTTAGAATTGTACTTTTCGTTTATACGAAGAGTCACCATCCCCACTCTTATCTACGATGGAAACCACGAAGCCACAAAGAAAAATAGAACTTTCTTTACTCAATTAAAGCAAGTAAGTAGAGACATAAATCCTTTGATTCATGTTGTCGATTTTTCTTATGTGGATACAGATAAAGGGTTTAGTGTGCTTCCTTATGCGGACTTACACCGAGAAGACAGTATAGAAACATTTAAAACTTCTATGCCTTTATTTACTCATGTGCGGGGAGAGATTCCTCCCCATGTAAAACCAGAAGTAGATTTAGATCGCTTAGCTGAGTTTCCTGTAGTTTTTGCAGGAGACTTACATGCGCATAGTAATACTCAGAGAAATATTGTATACCCAGGAAGTCCTATGACTACTTCATTTCATAGAAATGAGGTAGAAACAGGGTATTTACTTATAAATGATAAAGATTGGTCTTGGATGTGGGATAAGTTCTATTTACCACAGCTTCTGAGAAAGACTGTAAGTAGTGCTGAAGAGATGATTCCAAGCGACTATCATCACACAATTTATGAGTTGGAAGGCGATATACAAGACCTCTCGAAAGTAAAAAACTCAGAACTTTTAGATAAGAAAGTTGTGAAACGAAGTACGGAAGCAACCCTTGTTCTCGATAAAGAAATGAGTGTAGGAGAAGAACTAGCAGAGTATCTGGAATACATACTAGAGCTTCCTAAAGATAAAATATCTAGTATAATAGGAACATTTAATGATTACTCTAAAACAGCTACAGTGGAATAACTGCTTTAGCTATGGTTCTAACAACGAGTTACTTCTTGATAACAATACTGTAACTCAAATCATTGGAACAAATGGTACTGGCAAATCCTCTATACCTCTAATTATAGAGGAGGCGCTGTACAACAAAAATTCCAAAGGAATCAAAAAAGCAGATATACCAAATAGATATATAGGTAAAGGCTATAATATACGATTAGTTTTTACTAAAGACGAAGATACTTATGTAGTTAGTATTGATAGAAAGACAAGTGTAAAAGTAAAGCTTGAAAAGAACGGAGAGGATATCTCCAGTCATACAGCTACAAACACATACAAAACCATACAAGATACTATCGGTGTAGATTTCAAAACTTTTTCTCAGTTAGTGTATCAAAATACAAATGCGAGTTTACAGTTTCTAACCGCTACAGATACAAACAGAAAAAAGTTTTTGATCGATTTGCTACACCTTGAAAACTATGTCCAGCTATTTGATATTTTTAAAGAGGCTGCTAGAGTTGCTTCTTTGGAAATTAACGGAGTACAAGCAAAGCTCGATACGATAGAAAAATGGTTAGTAGATAACAAATTAGGGGATACTAACATACTTCCCATGTTAGATTTACCAATTTCTTCGGATGAAGATGAGAAGCAATTCCGATATCTTACGAAAGAAATTGAAAATATTTCGGAAAAAAATAAAAAAATCTCAAAAAATAATCAGTTGAGAACCTTATTAGGTCAAATTAATTTACAAGAAGTACAAAACCCGTCTGTAACTGAAAGAAAGTCGTATGACTCTTTACAGACAAAAATGGGAGAGCACTCTCAAGTCGCAGCGGGGTCTCAACGACTTGTAGAAAAGTTGAATAAATTAGGGGATATATGTCCTACGTGCGAACAGGAGGTAGATCCGACCTTCAAACAGTCACTTGTAGCGGCGGAAACACGAAAAGCAATAGATGCGGAGAAAGAAATTGAACGGATTACAGAAGAAATTAGACGAATTAAGAATGACAACAAAAGATTTGACGAAACAAAAAAGTTGGAAAACGATTGGAAGGAACTTTGGCAGAGTATTGATCGGGATCTTCCTACGGCTCTTTTGGATAAAGAAGAGCTCGATAGTCGGTTACAAAGCGTTCGTGCGCAGTTACTTGAACGAAAGAGCGAACTGGAGAACACAGCAAAGGAAAATGAAAGAAGAACAAAGCACAACACTCGAATCCAAGTAATTCAAGAACAAACAAATGCTTTTCTTTTAGAACTGGCAGAATTTCAGGACGTTCTCATAAAACAGGAAGCCCTGCTGTCGAATCTTGAAATATTAAAAAAGTCCTTTAGTACAAACGGACTTCTTGCCTATAAGATCGAAAATCTTGTAAAAGAGTTAGAAGAATTGGCGAACACCTATCTAGCAGAGCTTTCTGATGGAAGGTTTACTCTTGAATTTGTAGTATCTAATGATAAGTTAAATGTACAGGTTGAAGATGATGGCAAAATAGTAGATATTCTCGCACTTTCTTCAGGAGAGTTAGCAAGAGTGAATACTGCCACGTTGATTGCTATTCGAAAGCTAATGAGTAGCATCTCGAAGTCTCGACTTAACATACTTTTCTTAGATGAAGTCATCGCAGTATTAGATGATACAGGGCGTGAGAAGCTAGTAGAGGTTCTTCTTAGCGAAGATTTAAATACTTACATAGTTTCACACGGTTGGACTCACCCACTTCTTGAAAAGAAAGAAGTAGTTAAAAGGGAGAACATTAGTAGACTCGAATGAGACACTTATTAATTTTATTATTATTAACAGGTTGTACTAGCGGTAAATTAATTCCTACAAAAGGAACATCAAGCTTCAACTCGACAGAGTACATAGAGATATGCGAAACTTTCGGAGGTAGAAGAGAATGTTACTTGATGGAACGAAGCGAAGCCGAAGCAAAGATAAGGCTAGAGTATCAAAGAATGCTAAACAGAATGGGAAGGTTTTAATGGCATATAATGTTATAAAAGAACACATGGAAAAGTATCTGGAAGGGCAGATTGCAAAACACACAATCAATGCACAGGTTTTTATGAAAAACCCAGTAGGTGTGGCAGAACACCCTGATACGATGGCAACAATAGAAGAAGAACTTGGAAAGATTGCCGAGTACAAAGATAAACTAGCTGCCTTAAATGGGATAGGCTATGCCTACCCTGAGGACGAGCTATACAAGGATAGATGGCAGAAAACTGAATGGTAGATAGCAGAGCAAAAGGTGCTCGCGGAGAGTATTTAGTAAGAGACTTACTAAGAGAATATACAAATCTTCAGTTTGAACGAGTACCCATGTCAGGAGCTTTGGAATATTTAAAAGGAGATTTATATGTTCCAAATGAAAAGAATCATTTCTGTATCGAAGTAAAAAACTATGCAGAAACTCCTTTGACAGATAAAATACTTTCTCAGTTAAAAACAAATAATTTAATACGATGGTGGAAAAAAGTAACTGTACAGGCAATCGCAGGAAAACAGCGTCCTTTGCTCTTTTTCAAATATAATAGATCAAAGATATATGTAGGCACAGAAGATAAACCAGAGTATACAAATTATATTTATATTAGCGACTTAAACTGCTATATCTGTATTGCAGAACAATGGTTGCAAAAAGAAAAGGTAGAATTTATAAATGGCACTTAGTTTTAATTCTCAGAAAAAAGAAGGAACAATGATAGTTGATGCCCTCAACTTAGCGTTCCGATGGAAACATCAGGGCAGAACAGATTTTAGATATGAGTACGAAAAGACCATACATAGTCTTGCAGATTCATATAAGTGTAAGGACGTAATACTTACAGCAGACGGAGGCGCTTCAGCATACCGTAAAGCTATACTTCCTGATTATAAACAGAATAGAAAAGACAAGTATGCGACTCAGACGGAAGAAGAAAAAATTGCGTTTGAAGAGTTTTTCGAAGAGTACCAAGCCACTCTTGATATGCTTGGTGCATTTTTGCCTTTACTACGCTTTGACGGAGTAGAAGCAGATGATATTGCCGCACACTTAGTAAAAAACAAAGATAAGTATGGTTTTGGAGAAGTCTGGCTTATATCAAGCGACCGAGACTGGGACTTACTAATACAAGAAGGCGTAAGCAGATTTTCATATGTAAATCGAAAAGAGGTACGAATTCAAAACTGGTATGACCACTATGAAGTAAGTCCTGAGCAATATATCTCGCTAAAATGCCTCACAGGAGATAAAGGAGACAATGTTCCAGGAATTACAGGTATTGGTCCAAAGAGAGCTAAAGACTTAATTGTTGCATATGGTGATGCAATGAATATCTATGACTCTATGCCTATACCTAGTAAATATAAGCACATCCAAGAACTTAATGCAAGCGGGGAACGAATACTGCAAAACTATGAGCTAATGGATTTAATGTCATATTGTGACGATGCAATCGGAAATAAAAACATTGCAGAGATTGAGGAGAAAATTGCGTGTTAATTGATTACAAGAGAGACAACTATCTGTCAGAGTTTAGTCACAAAACTCTACAAGATAGATATTTAATCGAAGGAGAAACATCTCCTCAGGATGCTTTTGCGCGAGCTGCAAAAGCTTTTTCAGATAATGAAGCGCATGCACAGAGGCTCTATGATTATGCTAGTAAACTTTGGTTTATGTTTTCTACTCCTATACTCTCTAATGGCGGAACAACTCGCGGCTTGCCTATTAGTTGTTTTCTTAATTATGTTGAGGACAGCAGAGAGGGAATCACGAGCCACTACACAGAAAATGCTTTTCTTTCCAGTGTTGGTGGTGGCGTTGGTGGCTCTTGGTCAGCTATTCGCTCTGTAGGCTCAAAAACATCTAACGGCTCTGAGAGCACAGGAGTCATACCATTCATGAAAGTTGTTGACGCAGAAATGTTGGCGTTTTCACAAGGAGTAACTAGGAGAGGAAGTTATGCGGCGTATTTGGATATATCTCACCCTGAGATCGAAGAGTTCTTGGACGTACGTAAGCCCACAGGAGGCGATGTTAATAGAAAGTCTGTTAATTTGCATCATGGTGTTCTCCTTAGCGATAGGTTTATGGGGCTAATTGAGCAGGCTACAAGAGAGCCTGGTTTTAACGATTCATGGGATCTTATAGACCCACATACAAAAAAAGTTGTTAAAACCGTGTCTGCAAAGACATTATGGGTAAAGCTAATACAAAATAGAGTAGAAACTGGTGAGCCGTATATTGTATTTAAGAATACAGTACAAGAAGCTCTCCCCTTATACCAGTTAGAGCAGGGGTTACGGGTTCACCACTCTAATTTGTGCTCAGAGATTACGCTTGCAACAAACGAAGAGAGAACAGCAGTATGCTGTCTATCAAGTGTAAATCTTGAAGAGTATGACGAGTGGAAGAATGATGAGAACTTTATTCCAGACCTTATACGGATGCTAGACAATGTAATCTCTTACTTTGTGGAAAATGCACCCGACACGTTATCAAAAGCAAAATATAGTGCTGAAATGGAAAGAAGTCTTGGACTGGGAGCAATGGGCTTCCATGCCTACTTACAAAGACATAATGTGCCTTTTGAGAGTGCAATCGCAAAAAGCCATAATGCAAGAATGTTTAGACATATAAAATCGGAGGCAGTAAATGCTACAACAACTTTGGCTGTGGAGCGTGGTGAAGCCCCTGATGCTATTGGCGAGGGTGTTCGAAATGTTCATCTTTTGGCTGTGGCTCCCAATGCTAGCAGTTCTATTATCTGTGGGAATACTTCTCCTAGTATCGAGCCATACCGCGCTAATGCATTTACGCAGAAAACAAAATCGGGATCATCTCTTTTAAAGAATGAATACCTTGAACACATACTACAAGAAATAGGAGAAGATACTGATGAAGTATGGAAAAGTATTATTACAAACAATGGTTCTGTTCAGCATCTTGATTTTTTGGATGATTGGACTAGAGATGTCTTTAAGACCGCTGTAGAAATAGACCAGAGATGGATAATAGAAATGGCATCAGACAGACAAAAAGAAATTTGTCAAAGTCAGTCTTTAAATATCTTCTTTCCTGCAAATGTTTCAAAACAAGAACTTCATGCTATTCATATGATGGCATGGAAGAAAAAAGTAAAAACTCTGTACTATTTAAGAAGTGAAGCAATAAAGAGAGCCGAAACAGTATCTGATGAAGCTCTCCGACAGTATATCTTTGAGAGTATGGACGACGAAGGCTGTTTGGCCTGTGAGGGCTAGACTATGGAAGTTATGGGCAATGTCTCTTGGAGAAAAAGCATCCGAGGACTCCCACGAAGCAGATTTAGTGGCTATTATAAGAAGTATAGTTGTATTAGTAAATTTTATAACTTGCTTCTTTATAATTTCAGGAGTGATACACCACTGGTAGAGAAATAAAATGAGTTTATTGGCAGAAAGAAATTATTACAAGCCCTTTAATTACCCTTGGGCTTTTGAACATTATAAGACACAACAACATATGCACTGGCTTCCAGATGAAGTCAATCTTGCAGATGATTTGCGTGACTATAGAGAGAAACTAACACCTGAAAGTAAGAAACTTATAAGTCAAATCTTTAGGTTTTTTACTCAAGCAGATGTAGACGTTTGTTGTGGGTACGCAAAACACTATTTGCCCACATTCAAACAACCTGAAGTACGAATGATGCTTTCGGCTTTTGCAGCTATGGAGGCAGTACATCAGGAAGCATATTCTTTGCTCTTGGAAACGTTAGGATTTGGTGATGAAGAATATCAAAAATTCTTCCAACACAAGGAAATGTTAGCAAAACATGAGCACTTGAATAATTTTGGTATGAAAACTGAGATGGATATCGCAAAAACGATGGCTATATACTCAGCTTTCACCGAGGGGGTACAGCTATTTAGTAGTTTTGCTATCTTGTTGAACTTTCCTCGACATAACCTTATGAAAGGCATGGGTCAAATTGTTACATGGTCTGTGCGAGATGAGACATTGCACGTTGAAGGAATGTCACAGCTCTTTCGCACTTTTATAAAGGAGAACCCAGACTTATGGACAGACGATCTAAAGTATGAGATTTATTGTGCTGCAGAGCGTACAGTAGAGCTTGAAGATGCTTTTATTGACTTGTGTTTTGAAAACGCAGAAGTGCCAAATCTTACCGCAGCAGAAATAAAAGATTATATTCGTTATATTGCAGATCGTAGACTTTTAGGTCTTGGAATGAAAAAAATATTTGGGAGTGAAGACAACCCGTTACCATGGTTAGACTATATGTTAAACGGTGTTGAACACACTAATTTCTTTGAGAACCGTGCAACTGAGTATTCTCGGGCAAGCACAACAGGAAACTGGCAGGACATTTTTAAATGAAATTTGAATTAGAAGTAGAAGAAGTAAATGTACTCTTACAAGGTTTAGGGGAACTACCTGCTAAACATAGTATGGGACTTATCCAAAAGATACAACAACAGGCTGCACCTCAAATGCAACCTGAAATGGTAAGTGAAGAGGGGGCTGAATAGCCCCTTTTTTATTGTGGGCAAATAGGAACCGCACTTCCTGATGATCCGACACCAATTATACCGTTTCCAGCACTTACACAGTTAACACCTGGAACCCAAATTTGATTATCTTCTCCATTAGTAGTATTTAAATTATCTATTATTTTTAGTAAGTAATCGTCAATATCACCAAAGTTAGTAGAATAGTCTGGTATTACAATATCGGTATTATCCATATATTCCATAGAAGTATTCAACGCATTAAAGCCTCCCAAACCCATACTTGTTAGATTATCAGAATTAGAACCTAATAAACCATATAGTTGAGTAGTATTTGTTTGGTCTGCTCTTATGTTTGCTATTTGAGTGTCTCTATTGAATCTTGCCATTGATTTAGTTGCATCATTTGAAAGCCACATTGCTCCTAATGACGAAACTGGGCCCGAGAGGACTGATGCCCATTGTAGGGCTGCAGATTGTTGGGCTTTAGGAACTATAGGAGTTTGATTTGTCATAGCGAGAGCCATAACCGCGGCAGTTGCTGCCCCGTCTCCTTGTCCTGCAATTTTGCTTAGAGCGTTATATCTTGCTTCTTGTACCTTTGCCTGCGCTAGAGCTGCTCTTTCTACTGCATTGTAATACTCTGTAGACGTACTCGCACAGGCCCCAAGGCTGAGGGCAATTAACCCCATAGCCACTAGTTTTCTCATATTATATTCCCTCCTTGGAATCTTGGGCTCAGCCCTATAATGTTGGTTTCGTATCAGGAAAATCTGACTCGCTAGCGGGCCAGTCTCTTAACTTAGTACGATAGGTTTTATATGCTTCAAACTGTGGATGGTCAGGAACTGACATGATCCAATCACTATCTACTAACTCTTGATTTCGCCACTCTCGCGCTTGCTCTTCTTTTGAACGTGAGTCTTCAGCGTGAGTATAGTATATCTTCAAACCGCCTTGAGTTTCTAAAATCTCATCTCCATGAACAGGGTCTTTATCTGGATTTGTTAAGTTTATTTTTGTCATTTCTAGTTCTCTACTATTCTATAGCCTATATAAAAGGCTGTAGCTGTTCCACCATTGTTTTTTACTTCAAAACTTTTATTAAAACTAAAAGCCGTTGAAGGCGAGAAGTTTCCGTGTTTATTGCTGTTTACTCCACCAAATTCACCAATAGGACAATAAGGATAGCTATTTCCAGTAGTAATCGTGCCTGACTCTATAATCTGTACACCATCAATATGTACTGTTACGCTTGTTGATTGTTGACTTTGCCCACCTAGGATAAAATATAAAACTGTACCACTACCTGTAACTTTGAGTATGGTATTTGTTCCTGTTGCGGTTACGCTTGAAGTATTTATACCGAACCTATTTAATACACTCGTCCAACCGTCGGTTGAATAAGCAGCAGGAGTGCTACTCCCGCTAGTGGCTACTCCCTTAGGTACATCGTTATGAATAGCAGACGAATCTACTGCAACTAAACTATCCCCTACGATAATAGCGTTCGTAGCAGTAGCGGTTCCAAGAAAAACACTTGATAGCTGCTCTGCGTCAGTTAAAGAAGACTCTGTTTTTACCGTGCCTGTTGGTGTTACCGCATATCTCGCACCCGCAGTAAGTCCAGATTGAGATTCATTTATCGCACCCTTTGTTGTTAAAGTTCCAGATGCTCCATTAGATATAGCGGCTTTTGCTAAACCTATATAATTACCTGTAAATAAATTGCTAGTGGCAATTTTATTACTATTTACTTCCGACACGGTGTTACCATCTGCGTTTCCGAAGTTGTACTGAATAAAGGTATCTGTAGTATCCGCGAAGTTACCGCCTATTTTTGCTGAGCTAGTCGGATAGTCCTGGTAGCCTGCATAGTTTCCGTATGTGCCATAAGTAGAACCAGTGCCTGCTGACGTAAAAGTCTTATCTGAAAAATTGCCAGCTCCTACTGCAAAGATAATATGTTTAGGAGGGGGGAGGGCCGAAAAATTGGCTGGACAAAAACTCGCAACAAAATTTTTATAAGTAGAACTATATCGCATACTTATCTGAGAATGAACCCCAGCAGGCCATGCTAAAGAGCCGCCTTTTGTAAAAGCACTTCCGTTGTTTGAAGCAGCATAAAATTTTTTCGCAGTTAATTCAGACCAAACTATATTGCCTGCTGTATCACACTCAACTGCTCGAATTTGGCCTATAACATCAGCTCCACCAGCGTTCGCAAGATAGTGAGAATACGTTACTGTCCCATTAGCGGCTACGTCAAAAGCATAAAGAGTTTGATTGTGAGCACCAGCGTTATAATTCGCGGTTACTACTACGATTTGTTCATTAGCGGAATCATAACTTGCATCTGCGGTATAGTTATACCCATTCGCAACGTAATCTGTTGCTACAACATGAGCACCGAACGCACCTCCGTCATGCGCATTTGAAGTCCACGTAAACGGCCCATGCACCATACAAGAGTCTCTGCCATAAGCCTGAGTGCTTCCAGTAGTGATTACATATTTGAATCCTCTTGCTTCTATAAATCTAGTTGATCCAACGCTTTGACTTGAATACGGATTCCAATAATTAGTAGTGCCAAAGGTATGCCCGTAACCCGCTGTACTTGTTGTACCATTTGTAGTTCTATGTTTAAACATATTTAGTCCATAGCTAGCTGAGGAATTAAAACGGTAACAACCAAACCATGAATCAGTATCTGCATCCCAAATTGCTCCTACTGGATACTGCGTATAGTTTACACCAGTGCCTTGTGGGTAACTAAAATTTGTAGAAGTCATGCCACTTGCTGTCCCTCCTCCTGTGCTTGTATTTACCGTGAATAATTTGCATGTAGCACGGTAGTTATACCCCACGCCTTGATTGCCTAACAGAATCCCTCTACCAGCGGCTCTATCAACAAAAGTAATTCCGTTATAAAACGCATAATAAGCGGAGTTATTATTTGAAGATGTATTTGAACCAACATCTATTGCGTTAGCAGCAATATTTCCTACGGGAGTCGCAATCTTTCCATCTCCACTTTGAATACAGGGTGCTCCATTAGCTATTGCGCCATCTGCTGTAGCAGAAATTTCTGTGACTTGTCCGCCACCGCCTCCTGAACCACCTAATTTAACTGGCATTTTATACCTCCTTCCAACCTATGGTGCTGTCAATATAAACTAATTGAGTTGATTTTCCTGTTTCCAGTTCTCCATCATCTGCTGTTGATTCTATGTTTGAACTATTTCTTCCTATTGTAACTGTTCCCGCACCTGCATTATGTATAGTTACAGAGTTTCCTGCACTTGGAGAAGATGGCAAGGTTATAGTAAAAGCACTACCGCTATTGGCAATAAGTTGGTCTCTGCTCGCTGCTGTATAAGTTCCTGTTTTTACAGACCAACTATTATATCCGCCTCCAACGCCTGCTGCAAGTTTTGCACCAGTAATCGCACCATCTGCTATCAAAGCTGTAATGATTGCATTGTCTGCTATTTTTGCAGACGTAACTGCATCATCTGCAAGCGTTCTTTTTGAAGCAGGAACTGAGGCAGATGCCGCTGACATTAAGTCTGCAAGTCTACGTGCTTTTGAAAATGCCATTTATCTCTCCTACGAAGGTTGAACGGGCCAGTCAGTCTCTTCTGTTCCTGGGCCCCCTAGTTTTAAATTAGGCCAACTGCTATGCTTTGTAATATCTCGAAGTGCTTGCCTGTATGTTTTCCACTCATCTGTCATCGTTACATCACTGTTTGCCATCCAGTCGCTCTCTGCAAGTAATCGGTCTCTAAACGCTCTGTTGTCTTCTGCAATTCGATTGTTTCTTGCTGTCTGTGCAGCAGTTTTTTCGCTATCATCTAACGTCTCTATTTTGTGTAAATAAACCACACCACTTTCTATGTAAGGGTCTACAGGCGTGCTTTTTTCAGTAAGTCCGTTATACGGTCGAAACTCAGTAACGGGCATAACAGAGTTTTCTGCCATCCAAGACTCTGTAGGTACTCCACCAGGAAACCCAACATTTGGAAACAATTCTTTATGCTCCCCCATAGTTTCTACGGCATTATCTTTTATTATTGCTATTTGCATTTTTTATCTCCTATATAGCTAAAAATTCTTCGGTTGGTGCTGTAAAGTTGGAAGTGTACCTAGCTTTACCATATGTTATTCTAAAATCGTCTATATATCCATCTAAAGAGTTTCTACCCCCTCCAGTGTCTCCAATTCGAAGAGGGTTGTTGGTTTGCGACACACCTGTGCTATTGTTGGTAGCACTTCCATGCAGACTACCATCTACAAATAGTCTTAGAGTTGTTCCGTCCCTTGTCATCGCAATATGATGCCACGCATCAACGGATGGTCTGGTTCCAGTAATCATTGTGCTTCCATTCATATAAACCTCAAGATTGTTTCCATTTTGGTAAATTAACCAACCTGAGGACGACCCATTAAACACTCCAACAATATCCATATATGCAGCATGATAGCTGTCTACATATACCCAAAACTCAACCGTAAATACACCTATATCTAAAATTCTGTGCAGGTAGTTATTTCCGTAAAACATTTGTGGAGGAGCTTTTAAAAATTCGTTCGCAGCATGACCATTAATCTCAATACTTGCAGTACCGAATTTTTTAATGCTAGTATCTAAATGCGTATTTTGATTCAGGAAAATATTGAAATTTCTTGAGCCATCGACTATTTTTGCATTTGTTCCCTGTAGTAAAAGTCTTGTGTTTGTTCCAGTATTAGTCACAGGAGCGGTCGGGGGAGTAAAGTTAGCAGCATAGATTTGGTCCCCTTTTATAACCCTGAAGTTACTTAAGTCTCCATGAAGTGCATAAGTACTCGAGTAGTATGCACCTATCGTAAGATATTGTGCTGTATAGTTTGTTGTATCAACATAGCCATCAGCACCGCTTCCATCAGTTGCTCTTACTCCATTTATATAAAGCCTTAAGGCATTATCCACCCCATCTGACGTGCCTCTAACGAGTGCAAAATGATACCAAGTATACATAATGGGTGCATCAATACCACTAAAAATTTTTTGTCCTACCCCTGAGTATATAGTCCAATAATTTCCACTAGAAGATATTCCAAGTGAGGGGTTTGATGTATTGACGCTACCAATACCTGACGGTGTGGTATGAAATATACCATGGTCTGTAAGTTTTGTAAATCTAACCCAGCCTTCAATCGTAAAATTACCTGTGCCCATAGCAAAATTAGCGTGGTTCATCTGCGCGTAGTTAGGAACACTCCTATCAAAACTATAGGAGCCTCCATGTACCGCAGCATCATAAGCAGCGGTAGCTGCTGGTCGAGCAAAAGGAGAAAAAGAATAACCTTCTTGTCCGCCATATGATCTAATTACTTTATTTGTTCCACTTCTATCTTCCAACATACTATTACTAGTACACATAAGTAGTTTAGTATTTGTAACCGCAGTCAAAGGCGCTGTTGGAGCAGTAAAAGCAGAAGTGTATAAAGCAGTTCCTTTTATAACTCGAAGATTTGATATATAGCCTTTAAAGTCATAACTGCCCCCAGAATAGTACCTACCTACATATAAATCAGAGCTTGGTTTTACAACATTCACAGAATCTGACCAAGTAGCAACTTGTGCTCCATTTTGATACATATAACCATAAGTTGAGTTTCTAGTAAGAGCTATATGAACCCATTGATTTAAAGGAAAAGTACCACTTGAGGACTCTATAGTTCCTACAGTCCCACCGTCTATATGAGCAGCAAGTTTATTATTGCTATTGACATATAACAAAATTCTGCCTGTATCTCCTCCATCTCTGCCTTCGTAAAAAAACTGCGAGCCTGTGCTAGTTTTCCAAACCCACATTTCAATAGTATAAGCACCTGTACCAAAAGCAAAATCATTAGTTGCATTTACTTTAAAGTATTCACTCGCACCATCAAAAAATGTAGACCAGTATCCTGCAGGTGCACTAAAAGGGCTCCTTCTTCCCTGATTTATAGATCCTGATGTACTTATACTATAGCTATCTCCAGAGCTATTTGTAAAAAAACCGTTCGTTCCTGCATTAGGCCCGTTTCCTTGAAGAAGCGTAGTTACAAGGTTAAAATCGTCGTCCCTTGGGTCAGCCGCGCCTCCGCCTCCTGCTAGTATTCGTAAGGTCATTATCCTAAGTCCTGTCCTGCTGTAATTCCATAATAAATTGTTCCTGCATCTACAGTTACAAATACGAAAATATCTACATCATTTGCTCCTGTTGAAACATCAGGAGCTGAACCACCTGCCCAATCGACTGTTCCAGGAAATGCAAGTGTTCTACCACCAGTGCCGTCTTGTTTTACTTTTATTATAAAAGCTCCTAACCCTGTACCAGCTGGAGGATTTGAAAAAGCAAATGTAGTATTCTCAGTAAGAGTAGTTGTAAAACTATCCCCAAGTTGTAAATTAAAAGTAGCAGTACCACCAGAGGAAGAAACTGCCGTAGTCTTGCCCGCAGTTCCTCCTAAAAAAGTTGTAACATTATTCGCATCTGCTCCTATTATAGTACCCGTCTTAGAAGGCAAAGTAAGAGTAACATTTCCACTATACGCACTGTGTGCAGGCGACTGTAACTGTACGTAGTGAGCATTGCTTTGCTCACAATACAGTTTGATGTTTGATACAGTTCCGCTGTTTTTAATTGAGATTTCGCCTGATTGCATATCAATGCCACTTGTGCCATCAATACGAACAACTCCAGTGCCATGGGGAGTAAGTCCTATATTACTGTTTCCTGAGGATGTTATAAGTCCACAACCAGTGATATCAAGATTATCCCCAGAAGGAATTTCTTTTATGTTGTTATTTGATGAATCCACTACAAGTGGAAATCTATCTGCCATTATGTTACTCCTACACTTACTGTGCCTGAACGGGTCGTGACCGTTATAGTGCCAGGCACAGATAAATCAATCGTCACTGTGCCCGATCTTGCCACAACTCCTAATGTTGCTCTTTCTGCTGGTTGTTCTCCTATAAAAGGCATATTTTATACTCCGTCTAAATATTCCATTGGGCTTATTGGTATCACACCACGCTTAAACTCTGCTACTCTTTCAGCAGTAAAAATACTTTCTGCTACACAAGCAGTCATCACATCATCAAATCTTGAGCTTTCAGTATTAACAATCCAATTTCTGTTACTCATTAGTAGTGCTGTATCAGCTATGATCTGTGTAGAGCTACGAAAGAAGGCGCACATTTCTGTTTCTGTTAAAAGATTCAACCAAACAGATGCAGGAAAATGTAACATTCCTGCTTTTTCGACTTCTACAAATTTATAAAATTCCATAATACACCGCCATTTCGTCTAACCAAGTATGAACGTCTTCTTCTTTATAAATTTTTTGTCCATACTGTGTGGCATAATATTGTGAGAAAACATAGTATCCTCTACACCTAAATGTTATAACACCGTACCCAGTGCCCCACGGTACACCATTGTGATACGGATGTCCCATATGAGCATGAGTTATTGCTTTTCCATTGTCTCTGTTCCAGATATTGCCATAATTTCCACCAATCGCTGAACCATTTCCTGTAGCACCCCAAGATGAAGCAAAGCTTCCTACAATATTATTGGATGTAGGCCCAACCCTTGGATAGTAGCCTGTCGGAGTTGTACTTCCAAAAGTAGTCGGCATAAAATTTGCGTAGCTTAGAGCCCCATTACTTGTTGCAATGGTAACTTCCGATCCACGGTAAGGTAGTCCATATGCAGCATTTCCTCCTGCGGTATGCATCCAATATACGGCAAAGTCTCCAGAACCGTCTCCGCCTTTACGATGCAAAGCACCCATATAAGAATTGTTCAGGCGAAAGCCATCAAATGATGTGTTTGCAACTTGAGCATTTCCAATGGCGGTTACAGTTCCCGCTTCATTTACCTTGGAAAAATACAATGTGTCAGGACTTGTTCCTGTATCATTAAATAGCATATACAAAACTTGGTCTGTAGCATCCATACATGCGCCAACAAAATGGTCAGCGTTTGCACTTCCAGCCGCTTCTGCTATTGTCATGCCTCCGTTCCAAACACCATCTGTAGCGGCAGTTCCGTCTATGTTATACAGAGTTGCTCCAAAAGAAGTGTTAGAGTTCATAAGAATTCTAATACATCTTCCTGCTGTTCCGCCTGCAAAACCTGGTAAATTTGCATAAGCACCCTCGGGTTGGTCGCAGCCAAAATAAGGCCATAGAGTTGTATCGGCAAGAGGAAACATAGGTAGTTCCGTTCTTGTACGACTCTTACCTGTTGAATTTGAAACTAAACCAGCCATTACTCGTCATGCCCCATCATCACCATGTTCACATTTGCCACGGTTGATCTGCCAATTATATAATCCGATGCTCCACAGACAACTGGAGAGAAACTCATACTTTCATTAATACCTATTAGTGTGGATTCTAATAACTTCTGACTTGTATCAAAAGTCGCAGAAGAGTCTCCCACGCCTAGTTGTATTTGAGCAGAGGTAGTTCCTCGATTCAGAATATGGACGGTGTATGTACCGCCACTTGAACCCGCCTGTCCTACGTTTGCTGTTGTATTTGCTGATAGGTTTACACCTGATATTTTAACTGCCATTATAATTGTCCCATAAAGAAGGCTTTACCCGCGCTTGCTCCACCAGAAGGAGGGTCTGTAAAAGATAAAGTTCCACTTCCGTTTGTTTTAAGTAGCTGTCCATTTGTTCCATCAGATACGTTCAATCTTGCTATGTCTACTGCGTTGTTTGCTATTTTTGCGGCTGTAACTGCATCATCTGCTAAGTCTGCTTCTACAATAGTAGCATTTACAATCTTTGCCGAAGTAACACTATTATCAGATACTGCTCCTATGTCAGGGGTTCTTCCAATAAATGGCATTAGGTTATCTCCATAATTCCGAGTGTTGCATCAAGTGCGGATGCAGTTCCCGATTTTACTCGTAAAACATCTGTAGCTTCAAGTATGTACTTCTGCCCCGCCAACACTTCAAGGGTTGTTCTTGGAGGTATACTTACAGTATCCAAAACTTGAAAGTTAGCAGTTGAAGGTGCTGTATCTTGTATCTGCACAGTAGCATCTACAGCATTTGCTGTTTTATTACAAAGTGCTAAACCAAGAACCACCGTAGTTACTCCGCTTCCAGCAGTATATAAATCAACATAGCCTGAGTGATTTACATTTGCTTTAAAAGCGTTTTTAAATGTATTTGCCATAATTTATCCCAATGCGATTGCCAGAGCTGTGGCATCGTCTACTGATGCGGGAGCCCCCACTGATGTAGCAGTAAAAGTATAGTTTCCTTTATCTACTGTGAGAACGTCATCTGCTGCTGCTCCGTTTGTTAAAACTATCGAAGTACCGTTTGTTGCTGTATAATCCACTCCATTATCTAGTAGTATTCCGTTTAAAAACACAAGTATTGCATTTGGAGTATAAGTAATTGAGTAGGTAGTCTGGTTAGAGGTAGACACAAACTCTGTAATATTACTCGTGCTTGCATTTAATGTTATTGATGATATACTTGCTGCTACTGGCGATGATGACATAGGTTACTCCATTACTGGTCGAGTATTAGGAAAGTCTGATGTACTCGGCCAGTCTCTTAATTTTACTCGATACGCAGCTATTTCTGTTTTCTTTGGGTGGTCTGTAAGAAGCGAAAGAGAATCTGTCTTTAAAAGTTCATTATCTCTCCACTCTCGTGCATGAATTTTTCTAACGTTTAGTAATTCTTCTTCTGTCGGCTCTAGTGTAAGATTCTCATGGGAGTATCCTGCACTTGTAGGGTATGCTTTTTGCGCAAAAGACATAGAAGCTACTATAATATTACTTACTCCATCTTTTATTATCTTAATGTTTGGCATATTATGCTCCTAAACTTATTGGAAAGATAAGTACAAGCCCGTTTCCGCCTGCTCCACCATAGGTAGCGCTCGAGTAAGCATAAGAGCCCCCTCCCCCAGAACCTGCACAACCTCTTTGACCATAACCATTTGCACCACTCCAGCCATTAGCACCTTGAAAAGGGGGAGACATACCCATCCAAACTTTGCTGCTATGAGTAAATCCTCGGCCTTTAGCATCCAGAGCTCCTGTTCTTTTTTCAAAAGTATGATCATAATCGGCATATGAGCCAGCCGTCGAAATGTAGTCGGCATAGCTAACTTCCGTAGTAAGAATTCCCGTAAAAGCTTCGATTGTTGGGTATCCACTAAGTTCGTGATCGTCTGCACCTCCCTCGTTCATACGATTATAATATTTATTTGCGGGAAGATCTCCTTTCTCTACATTTAACATAGCACCTGGTACGGTATACCCATAATGGCTAAGTGCATCAGGAGCATCATTTCCATTTGCCCAAAGTCCAACAGCTCCTCCCCCACCCATGATATAAGCCACACTATTTACTGATGCTGTTATTGCTGCGCCCTTTCCACCTGTAAAATTACCTAAAGTACCACCACTTGCAGTTCCTCCATTAGCTCCAGCAGCCTGTGTACTATCATTACTGGGTCTCGTAACTCCTCCATATCCTAAGCCTCCAGTCATTGTGGATATAACGCTAGAGCCATCCACAAAAGTGGTATTGTTTCCGTTATTACCATTTGTATTAGTGTTTGAAGCAGACTGAGCAGCTCCTCCTGCTCCGATTGTAATCGTATAAGTTGTACCAGATTTAAGATCTAACTTGCTTACAGCGCATCCGCCTGCACCTCCACCACAAGCGCCTCCTACAGAATTATTAGTGGAGCCTCCAGCGCCTCCTCCACCAATTACATATACATAAGCTGTTAAGTCATATGAAGGAGTCCAGGCCTGAGACGTCATAAAACTTATAGTAGGTAGTTGACCACCACCCCCTGCTGCTGCTCCTCCTAATACTGCCATAATTAAATCTCGAACCAACCAATAGGATCACTTACATACACAAGTTGAACGCTATTGCCCTGAGGTAAAGTACCATCCTCTGCTGCACTATTTATTTTTTGACTCCCGTTTCTTCCGATTGTTACAGTTCCTGCTCCCGCATTACAGATAATTACTGTGTTTCCTGCCGAACCTGCTGGAAGTGTAATAGTAAAAGCACTTCCGCTATTTGCTATAAGTTGATCCTTGTCAACTGCCGTATACGTGCCTGTTTTTATTGCCCAGTCTGTGTAGGGTCTTCCACTATCAGGAGTTATTGAGGCGAAAGATAGAGTACCTGAACCATTCGTTTTTAAAAACTGACCATTCGAACCATCAGTTACATTTAAACGTGCAATATCTACGGAGTTATCAGCTATTGCGTCAGCTCCTACTGCGTCATCAGCTATTGCTGCAGCTCCTACTGCGTCATTATCTATTTTTGCAGCTGTAATAGCATCATTCGCTATTTTGCCTGTTGTAACATTTAAGTCTGTTATCTTTGCTGTTGTAATCGCATTTGTTGCTAAATCTGCCGCTACGATTGTGCCATCTACTATCTTTGCTGATGTTACTGTGTTATTGCCCGGTATTATACTTGAACTACCGTTTACCAGTAAATTTGTAGGACGATACTGAAAAATTTGTATAGTATTTGCATCTTCTACATACACTATCGGTTGAGAAATAACTGGCTCTGTAGTAACAAGCCCTCCTGCTGAAGACGCGCTTAAGTAGTACCACTGTCCAACTATAAGACTGTGAGAGCTTATTGTAAACCTTCCCGACTGTGCAACTACAAATGTATTAGTAGTTTTTTCAGTAACAATTCCAAGCGCTAAACTATTTACCGAGTTTGCTTGTGCCTTTGCCCAAGCACTTCCATTATGATAGATAGCATCTTTAACTACAAAACCATGACTATTTTGTGTAATTTCTGCCGTTGTACCAGCAGCACCCCCGATTTCAATTATAGCATTAGAGTTATCTCTAACGTATAACTTCTTATCGGCGGTGTTAATTGCAATTTCACCCTCTACAATGTCTGACGTTGTAGGAGCACCAGCAGTAAACTTCCGCTTTGGCTTAATTACCATTGCCATTGCTATCTCCTATTATGAATAAGTTCCGCCGTCTATAGTATTTGACCATGAAATCGTGTCAGAAGATGCTGTATATAACAACATTTTATCTGTTGATCCTCCACCATCTACTGCTGTGAGTACGTTTGCTGAATTTGCTGCAAGTATAGATCCTTTTGCAATTGCTGAAAGTCCTGTACCTCCATCTGCTACTGCAAGATCAGTAATGCCTGTAATTGATCCACCTGTAACAGTAATATTTGAGTCTTCAAGGTGGGCAACAAGAGTAGCTACTGCATATCCTGTTCCAGAAGGGTTAACTGTTGCAGCAGGAGCGGCTTGATTGTCTTTAAATAGTTTCCATTTTCCTGAATCAGAAGCATCTCTGAATAATCCTGAATATTTATCAGTGCCTCCTGTGTCATAGATACCATAAAGACCAATATCTATACTATCTGAAGAAGTATTTGCTTTTGCTAACTGAATTAAGGAGTCTTCAACATCAAGAGTAGCTGTATTAATAGTAGTAGTTGTACCATTAACTGTTAGATTACCCGCTATAACAACATTATCAGGTAATCCTATTGTTATTTCATTATTAGATACCGTGGTTTCAATTTCATTGGTTGTTCCTGTAAAGTTAATAGTTTCGCCAAGATTTACAGTATCATTACTACCCGAATCTGCCCCTATAAGAATAGTTGTTGCAACAGCAGTCCAAGATAAAACTCCCGAACCGTCTGTTTGTAAAAATCTACCATTTACTGCTTCTGCAGGAAGAGTATAAGTAAGATCACTATTAACTGTTGCAGGAGCTTTTATACCTAAATAATTGCTTCCATTTGCAGTTGCTTCAAAAAGTTTTAACTGTCCTTGTGCTCTAATCTTCCATTCATCTACAGTAGAATTGGCATCTAGAAGTAGGGCTTTACTAGCAGTTATATTTCCTGCTGTAACATCGAGTAAATCAGTAAAGAACTTACCACCGATAATCTCTGGAGTATCGCCCCCGCCGTTGACATGGCCTATAGCGAGTCGTTTACCGTAAGTACCCCCTGTACCGTACGCATAAAATAGCTCACCCTGTGCTACCGAAGTGGGTTTGCCAGTCCCGGTACTTCTTTTGATTTTCATTGTTTGAGCCATTTAAAACTCCGAAATATCCTAGTAGGATCCTGCGTCTATTGTGTCTGAGTCGGGTGAGATGTTTCCTACCATTATAGGAACCCATGCAAAGTTCCCAGAACTTGTCTCTCTATAGACTTTAAATTGATCGTCATCTGTGTCATACCACGTATCCCCTTCTTGTATATTCGAAGAAGGAGTACTTGTGCCTCTAAAATTCTGATCCGCTAGCTCTTCTAAAGCACTTTGTAGTGTATTAGATGTAATAGTATTATAAGGTACTACTGTTACGTTTGCTGCAGCAAGCTGACCCGGAGTATCTATGGGTATTGCTAATGTATATGCTTGAACTTCTGTAATATCGTCAGTTATAGTAACACTAATAGTATCTCCAGTTACAGCAACTTCTGTAACTTCTTCTGTAAGCTCCAAGGTAGTTTGAGTACTCATCGTGTGACTTCCGGTGTTATAGTTACGTCTCCCTGCAAAATTCTTTTAACAATAGCATCGCCTGAAGTGAAAATTTCTAAATCATATACATATTGTCCTGCAGGTAAGTTAGCAGTTTGAGTTGCTGACAGCTCCAATTTTAAAGTACCTTGAGCTGCATTAGTTTTAGTAACTGTAAAAGTAGCAGAAACAGAAGAAGCAGAGTGAGCCGTACGCAGCTGTGCTCGACCAGTATAATTAGTCAAGTTTAAAGCTGATCCTGCTTGCTTAATTGCCAAGTCAAGAGCAAAGCTAGAGCCTTGGTCGACTACTAAGTTATATGTTCCTGCACTCATAAGTTTTTCTCCATGGTGTAATTATAATACAATCCACCTCCTTAGTCAAGGTTTATTTTTTGAGGGTAAGAGCTATAATTTTCCTAATACTACGCGCGTATTACCAGATGCATCTGTTATCTTAATCTGTTGATTTTGTCCGTCTATGGTGACATTATTTCCTACCGTAATTTTATCTCCTGCATTTGTAAGCAAGGAGTTTGTACCCTCAAAAGAGCCTCCTTTTACGGAGCCCTTAAACTCTGCGTCTCCCGTACTTCCTTTAACTTTAAATTTAGGAGTATTAATTGTTCCATCTAACAAGTTAATAACAAATTCACCATTACCTACAAAATTAGTACCGTCTATCTCTGATGCTTCAGGGCTACCTCTTTTGATTTGTCCCGTGTTTATATACTCTCCTTGTATTACTGTACTTCCTCCCGCATTTTCTAAATCTGTAAAGGCAACAACACCATCAAACGAATGTACCTCTGTAACATTAACAAAGGTAAGATTACTGCCACTTGCTATGTCTCCTTCAGATTCGTTTTCTTCTGCTGAGAAAGTACAAGCATACCATTTTTGCGCAACATCACTAGCATTAAAAGGTGCAAAAGTTGGAGTTTTAAGTGCCCAACCATCTACAGTGTCTAAGAAGGAGCCTCCCTCTTGGAACTTATTGTCACTAAATCTAAAATTTATACTGCCACTAGGGACACTAGGAGGAGTAAAACTTCCTCCCACAGCCACAACTCCAGTTTGATAGTACAAAGTACCAGTTATTGATAATTTACCAGGAGCTCCTGGACCTCCTTCTACAAGTTGAGCTATTAAAATAGCGTCAGACCAGTCATTTGTAGCTATACTGGCGGTAGTATTAGCAGGAGTAGCTAAAGTTGTTGCTATCGCTGCTGCAGTTCTTTTATATAAATATTTATTAGTGCTATCAGGATTTGGAGCAACTGTTCTCCAGCCATTAAAACCTGTAACATTGCCAGCAGTATTCTGAGCAACTCCTGAACTATTTTTTAAAGTTCCATCAGAAAACTTATAAGTTAAAGCTTGGTTTGGTGTAGTTGTTGACCCAGTGCCAACAGTGCTTAGTTTAAATATTTCTACTGTTGCGCTACTGAAACCCCCAGGTCCTGGGTTTCCGTCTGCTCCTGAGAATTGTACTGGAGAGGTCCATTCAGTATTAAGAATTGTATCTGTAGTTCCTAAGCCGTTTGCAGTTGCTGCAACTACCCATATTTTTTCGTTTGTATTAGGAGTTTGTGGAGTTTTAAACCATCCCGTGCTTCCAATTTGTCCCGCCCCTGATATAACGCCAGAAGAGACTCCTGTAATTGTCCCTGCTCCCGTACCTGAGAGTGCTACTGTAACGGTAGGAAAAGAGTTTCCTACTGAGCCAGGATCGTCCTCACTATTTTTATATAAATATACCAGAGCTGTCGAGTTACCTTGTATACCCTCCCTTATTTTTCCTATAGAGAAAGTAGAAGTTACTTGCTTGCTTGTATTATCTGGATCAGACTTTTCTCTTGCAGTTACTGTAAAATCTATGGGAGTTGCAGAGTAAGTTATAGCACTACTACTGTTATGGACAGTAACTGTACGAGAATTATTTGTACCTGTAGTGAAAACACCTTCTTGACTTTGGTTTACTTGACTAAAACCACTACCTGTTACTTTAAACTCTGCCTCATCAAAATTAACGGCAGCCATAGTAAGTTGAATATTAGCATAAGTTGTAACTTGAGTATTATCTGCTTGGTATTGTAAGAAAGGGACAGGAGAATTAACAACTACAGATCTTCCTATTGCATTTAGGTCTGGAGTAATTTCTAAGAAAGTCATACCATTACCACTTATTCGATATTTTCCAGACTGGCCTGCACTATCATTCTCAGATGCGGTGTAGTGAACTGCACAAACTAAGAAATCTGTATCATAATCTATATCAAGTTCCTGTGTATGCATAGCTATACTTGCGCTTGTACTTCCTGTATACGCATGTGTTAGGTATGCAACGGTATCGCTTTCTACATAAGCAACTTTTGCCCCAAAAGTACCAATTCTTACAGTATCAGGTATTTTTAAGCTAGAGTTAAATCCTGAACCCGTTACTTTTCTCTCTCCTTGAGTTACTGCAACATTTCCTACACCTGTCCATATACTATCCGAATCCGCTATAAATTTAGTTCCATCATACCAATACTCTACTCCATATTCTGAGTCCCCCGCTTGTTTTAATTGTATTAGCTTAAGTGCATCAGCGTTTGGATTAGAAGCATCAAGTTTACTAAAATCCATGAATATCCAGCCCAAGTCTGAACCGCCCGTAGAATTTTGTTGAGGCCATTGTGCGTTTGCTAAAGGAGCTGTAGATATAGAATAAGTATTTGCATCTGCTTCTGTATTTCTTTTTCCTAGTTCTATATCTGTGAAGGGCGCTGCCACAAAAGAGGTATTTGTAAATTTTACAGTTCCTTTCTCAGAGCCAGAATCAATCATCATTACATCATTTGAGGAAAATCCTCCTCTTATAATTCCGCCTGTTCGAGGAAAGTTGCCACTAAATATATCTTCAACTTGTATTTTTGCTACTGCTGCTTCTGATTTTCTTCCTTTAGCGCTGACTGTTCTAATTTGAAAAACAGCAAATAGACCGTCAGGAACATTATTAAAACCTACCGAAGTTCTTTCTGCGGGTACAGTAAAAGTGGGAGGTCTTCCAGTACTTGAAGTACAGTTATGAGTTACTTCAAAATAGGATAAATGTTCATAATTAGAAGATACACCAGAGCTACCCACAGGATCGGGGGGATCCCAAGCAAGAGCTAGCTCTTCTCCGTCTTTTCCTGCCGAAGACATTCTAAGTATTCGTATATTTTTGGGGGCAGGTACGTCAGAAACACCTTCAGGTGAATATAAAGGATCGGGAGTATCTAAAGTAAAATCATTTTCAAGAACATCAAATTTTCCTGGCTCATACTGAACTGCTACTATTCCATACTTTCCTTTACTAGTTTCATCTATAGTCATTATTTTGAATTGCTTATAGGATGATTCTGTTATTACCGCCGTAGAAGTAGAGGTTTCTTTTATTGCCCAAATGGCCCCCACCGCAGGAGTCTCAGAAAAAGCTGAAGAAATAGGAATTGTATCTACTCCATCGTTTGTAGTCGCACTTCCTGTTGTTAAAGTTCTTTCTTCAACTATTTGAGACTCTGCATACTGCAATTCTATAGAGTTTCCAGAAGTATCTAACGCACTTACTATATTCTTATCGGTGGTATCTTGACTAGCATTTAATAATGTAACCGCACTTCCACTTTTCTCTGTTTGTGCTTCTGTAACTTCGTCTCCTCTTGTTAGAGTAACATCTCCTGACGATGTTTTAACAACTGCTCTATCTTGGTTCAAGAGTATCGTTCTTTTAGGAATTATCACAGCAATAGTATAATTAAATCCGTTTGCAAAATCTGATGCAACAGAACGATCTATGGTAATCTCAGAATTAGTACAACTTCTTATTCTACCACTAAAAGGCATCCTAAAATCTGCTTCATCATGAATATTTACTATGTCGCCCGGACTAAGAAATCCTGCATTTATTGAGGTTTCAAAGGATAAAACTTCTGTTTGATTTATAGCCGTCCATAATTTCCATCTACCATATCTTACTGCTTGGCCTTGGGAAGTACAACCATAAGCCATAGCTTTACTACTAACTATTTTTCCTGTTTTTATTTGATTTTCTCTGTCTTCTACTAGAAGAGGTTCAAGCTTATAGTCTGACTCTGGGTTATTCCAAGTAACAATTATTTGATTTGCTCGAGTTTTGTCTCCTGTTGACTCATATTTAAACTGACCATCAATAACATTAGCCTTAGAAAAAGTATAAATAGGTTCTCTCTTCTCATCAATAACTGCAAAAAATTTAGAATCAGACCAGTAAAGAATACCTCTAAAAATAGTTGCTATATCTTTCATAACTTTGAAAGCATCAGTAGCTTTTGTTAGATATAAGTTTGCAGTAAATCTAGGTTCTTGCCCTCCTTTTCCATCGGGAACTAGCTCATCACAATATCTTGCAATTTTATATAGAGAAAACTTATCAATATCAGTAGAACGTAAAAACTCTCCTAAACCATAGCGATTATTCGTAAGTATATCATAAAAAATCCAAGCAGGATTATCTGTAAAGACATCTATATCTCTAAAATTGCCGTCCCAAAATTGAGGCAGCGGATTGTTACTTCCATCTACTACAAGAGCACCCGTGCTTACATTTCTGTTATACTGTGCGTTGAGACCGTCATTCTCTTGCCGAGTCACATAATTTGAGGGAACTTTAATTTTTAATCCTTGACACTCGTAAGTTCTGGACGGTACGGATTGAAAAGATTTTGAGCTAAAAGAAACATTTGCCATTGCGGTGTATGGATAATTTAATTTTTCTTTGATTAATCCTTGTACTCCCGCAATTTGACTAGTTCCTACAATTTTATGTTTTCCTCCAAACACTTCATTAAGACTAGGCCATTGAACATGCCCATCATTAAAAGCATGCATTGTCTTTCTAGTAATTCGTATTTTGAACGCTTGAAAAGGTTGATACTGTTCTAAGTTTATTCTAAATTCAAAAGTTGTAGCGGAAGTATAAGTTCCTCCATGTGTGAAACAGGATAAACCGCCTTTTGAACCGTTTCCTCTAACGGTTTCATACACATCACCCGACCCTCTATTTATAGCTAGTTCAATATGGTATGCTGCACCTGAAGGCCATTTTTTATCCTTTCCACCGTCTTGAGTATATAAGCCGTTCGGGTATGTAACTAGAATTTTTACTTCATCTATTAGAGCTGCTTGTGACCCGCTTGCTGTTATAACTTTTGCATTATTTTTTTCTAGTGCGCCCGAAGGAAAACTAATAGGCACTGAAGAAACCCCTACTCCACCCAAGCCAGGAAGTGCAGGCTGAAAAACATCTCCAGGATTAAAAGTAAACCCTGCCCCCTCATATTTTTCTGTATCAGCTTGTGTATTAGAACCATAATCAGGCGCAGCACTGTGGGTTGTTATAGGTCTGGTAATTCCAAAGCTAAAAGTTCTAGGAGATCCTGAAAATAAATCTGAAGGAGGGGCGCTTGCAAGAGTTATAGTAGTCCCATTTATTGCAGAAATTTCTAAGTATAAATCAATGGTCAGTGTATGAACTGTAGTACCCCCAAACCCTTCGTTATCACCAACTGCACCCATAAGAGCCCATCCTGCAGTATTCACAAAAGTAAATGTGGCAGTTTGATTGCTAGTATTTACATTACTAAAATTTCCTGAAAGTTCATAATTTCTAGATTTTATAGTAAGATTTCCACGAACACCGCCATTTGTTATAGTTTCTTGCGTTGCAACATATGGGCTACTTCCTGCTGTAGTATTCATTGCAGAGGTAAAGCTGGCTCCTGCAGTTCTGGTTATAACTGTTGATCCCCCTCTAGGCATGTCAGGAACAAAACCACCCCCGCTTCCTTGGCCTCCATGATATTCTACACCTGCTGCAGTAACAGACATTGTATAAGCATCGAATATTTGTAGATATTTTTTACCATCTACAGCAGACTGCACATTAAAAGAATTTCCTTGTGAATCAACAGTAGCAGTTGTGCTACCAGATGTTAATGCAACTGTTGCACCCGCTGGGGCACTATAAACTGTTTGAGCCTCCGCTTCTAAAGAATCATTATTTAAAAATATACTACTTCCACCGTTTACTAAACCAGCGATAGGTCCCTCTGAAATAACATCTGAGATTGCAATAGTTTGCTCTGTAAAACCACGAGAAGAGTAGTTTAAAGAATCATTTTGAGGAGCATACCTACGTCTGTCAGTAGCATTTATAGAGGATTCGGACATTACGCTCTCCCTACAACAGTCGAGTTAGAAGTTACAGAAGCACCAGCGGAGCCCCCACCACGACTGGTTGCATATGTATTACTATAAGAAGAAACTCCTGATACTTCGAAACTTATAGGCTGCCCAGGAACTCTAAGTTGCCCGTATAGAACAGGTACAGGATCTCCTTCGATTACATTAGAAGCGGCCCCATTGAATAAATAACTTTCTTCTTGGTCTGAGTCTGTTGAAGGATCAGGTGCCATCATTTGCATAATACCTGCCATAGCTAAGTTTGTGGCAACCCCTAAAGCCATAAAAGCTGCGAATTTAGCGACACCAGTTAATCCAGCAAATTTTGCGAACAATGTAGTGCCCGCACCAAATGTACTAACTGCCCATACTGTAACAACAACTATTAGTATCGCTGCAAGAATTTTTCCTAGTGCAGACTTTGATCCCATAGCTGCAGGAGTAATAGTAATATCTCCCTCTCCTACTTCCATTAAGCACTCTTCTGCATACTCTAAATTATTATCTGCAACATCAATAATAAAACCTACATCTTCTTCATGACAGTCGATAAGATACTTTTTAAATGAGGGATGATTTGCTTCCATACATTTTAAAACATCTTGCACAGTTTCAGCATGGACTTGAAAGTTTGTTCCAAACTTTTCTCCCATTTCTCCCTCTAAATAAACATTACGCAACATATCTATACGCTCCTATTAAATACTTATGCCAAAAAGGATATATATTTTCTCTACAAGATAACCTATTTACTGCATGATGATAAAATATATCGTTTCCTAAATAAACTCCACAATGGTTGTTTCTCTCTGCTTCTACTTTAAATATAAGAACATCATTTTCTTGTAGATCTGAGTTTATGTCAATGGGCTGTCCGCCCCAATCTTTTATTACTTCTGCGGAGAAGTAATCAAGTTCTCCTTTTTCCCACCAATCATCTTCAAATAAGGCTCTTGGAGGTATTTCTATTCCTTTAGACTTTAAATAGTCTCTCATAGCCTCAAAACAATCTAGTACACCAAATTCATATTCTCTTCCATACAGATCTGTAAGATTTTTTTCTGGCTCAACCACTGTAAGGTCCATTTCAGGATAGCTAAATATATAATAAGGTATCCCTAAAGCATTGCACTGTTTTTTATCTGACTCTGATGGCTCTGATGAAGCATCAGGATGACTATGTACTATTCCAATAATATCTGTGGTACGAAGAAGTTTTATATATTCATTTGAATCAATTATAAAATCTTTATCTTCTTCTGCGACGTTTGTGCAAGGAAAAAACTTTTTCTTTCCTTTTACAACAGATAAAACTCCACAGCCTTCTCTTGGATATTCTTTTTTAAAATGTTCTTCAATTTCTTCTAAATTCATTATCTAAACTTCCTGCTCCCTGGAAAACCTCCAAAAGGTAACGCAGAAGAGCTATTTAGCTCTGCGTGTATAATTGAGCTACCCAAATCATAGCTGTTTCCAGTCATTCTAGGAACTGCTTGATATCGTATTTTGCAAGACTTTAACAACTTTCCACAAACATCACCTCTTACCCAAACAGACGGGTCTGTTCCTGGTGCAACATTAGTACTTGGAGCAATAGCCCTCCAAATAGTAACAGTAGGGTCTGTTTCACTATGATTTCCCGTACCATCCCCATAAGAAACGTAAGGATTTTTCTTAAAATCAGGAAAAGGAGATTCATTATTTATAGTATAAGAGGTTGAATTACTCCAAGCAGTAAAAGTTCTTACTTGCTGCCAAGTTGCGCTTGCTGTACTAGGTGTGTTTCCTTGATTGCTTGCTGCTTCGGATCTCCAAAAAAGTGTTTCATTATAAGAACTACCTGTATTTCTGTCTGTTTGAGCAACAGTCTGAGACACATAGTCACCCTTAGCATAAGAAGTAGAGCTGCTGTAAGCCCCCTTCCAAAAATCATTCGTGCTTCCTGTTAGAAGAGCAGCATTTACTATAGGCTCATCATCGCCGGTAAAATAATAAGTATACGTGTTATTTGCGTCTCTTATCTGCCCGTTTACTTTCCAAAAACACCCACTTTTTTTATTTGTTTTATCATATGCTTGATAAACCCAAGGACAGTATTTACCTATAACGGCTCTTCTTGGGATACGAGTACCTGCTAAGTCCATCGGAGAAGATAGTTCTAGCTCTACAAATAACAAAGTCTTGTTACTTATTCTATCAATAATGAATGTTTCTTTTGGAAACTCGTAAGGGCTCACTCCACTTCCTGTATATTTTTCAAAGGTTCTTCTTCTTGTTACTCTCTGCCCAATTAAAGTTTCCATTTTAAAATTGGCTGCGTTAACTATCTCTCCATTCCAAATAGAGTCCCAAGTACCGTCTTCCATTTCAGTTTTAAAGTCTGCTCCGGTTTTTACAATACTTTCTATATTTGCAACAACCATTGTAGGACGAGCCATGGCTCCGTCGGCTTTTTTCTCGATACCCTCCACCACTATAGGAAGTCCGATATAAGTATTACCGTCAAAAATTACGTCTTTATTTGCGTCCCCATTCTCTAAGTCTTTTCCACCATAAAAATATAAAGTATTATTAGTACCTGTGCCTATCTCTATTTCATAAAGATCTATGAGTCCAGTTGTTACTTCTAAAGACTGGGCATCTGTTGCTATTGTATCGCTCATGGTTCGTATACTCTCTCAAGTGAAGTAGTTACAGAGTAATGATTAGCATTATTAAAAAGAAGATTCCAATTTGATGCAATCACTTTTATTGTTCTTTCATTTGGATTTGTAAAAGTTAAAGTTACCCCGCTATTGATATTCTGTGCTGTATTTACAACTAAAGCTGTTCCGGATATGCTCTCCACAGTGGGTGCAGGACCTGTTGTAACTCCTGTTCCTGTAATCGATGCATTAGGACTTATATTTAGATTATTACCAGGAACATTAGTAAGTACAATTGATGTGCTGCTGCTTACACTAGATGCTGTTACAGCTGTTGCTGTACTAGTTGAATTAGTATCAGGATAAGTGAACTCAAAAGAGGTAACCCCTTTAGTTGAATTAAAAAATGCTATTATATCATCTGCTTCTGCTTTTGTTCTATTTGTAAAAGATAAACTATAAGTTTCCGTAATTGAATTTATTCCATCTACGACTCTTTGTGAATACCCATCACCAAAATCAGACCTCAATATTTTAGGAGAACTTGATTGAGTTAATGACTTATCTGGGACTACTTTTGTTGCAGTAATATTTGTTGCTATAAATCCTATAGCCATTATGATACTCCATAAGGGTTAAGAATGCCCCCTGAACGTTTTTGATACTGTAATTCTTCTTGTACAGCTCTTGATACTGCTTTACCTAAAGTTTCGCCTTGAGTGCTGTCGGAAGTGCTGGTTTCGTCACTATTTCCATTCTTATCAATATTTACATTAATAGAGACATTATTTTGTGTTCCCATTCCCCCTCCGCCTTTCATTTCAACAGGAATATGTTTATTTTGTCCTAAAGGTATTACTGCTTCTGTACCGTGTAACATTGCGGGGTAGCCTGCATCTCGTCCCCGTGCAATTCCACCTCTACGATAACCTCTGCCGTGGTCTGGCTCAAAAATACCTCCACCCCTTGCGTACATCAAACCAGGGTCTAGTTGCGGCATATCAGTCATCCCTAAAGAAGGACTTGCCGAAGCACCCATGAAGCCGCCTAATAACGCTGTCAAAGCTTGAGCTACTAGCATCCTACTAATAAGTTGTGCTATCATGGTTAACATACTTTTTGCCATGTCTTTAAAAGCGTCTTTTGCGCTTCTAGTTCCATCAATTAGACCGGCAAAAGCATCCTCAAAACCTTTATAGAGACCATCAGTAACTACTTGTCCAATTTGACCAATAGTACTCATTTCTTTTTGAGTTTTTACTAGTTTCGCATTTAAAGTGTCTGCCTCTTGTTCTGCTTTCTTGGTGGCGTCCGACATGTCGTCCAGAGTTTTACCCCCAAATAATTTAGTTCGAGATCCGGGATCTTCTTGAAACATTCTTTCGTCGGCTTGTGCGTCTCTAAGGTTCTGCATGGCCCTGTCGGCCTCGGCTTGAGCTTTATCTATCGTATCCTGCTGTGACAAGAAGTCGTTATAGCCTTTAGGAAGAAACGTTCCTTCTCGTCGAAGCGCCCTCAGTGCTATTTCTTGCAGTTTGTTGTCTATTCTTTCAAGCTCATCTCTGGCTGCTCTTAAACGATCAATGTAAGCTTCTAATCCCCCAGTGTTACCGAAAACCTTATCTAAGTCTTTCTGAGCATCGGTTAATTTACCAGTTCTCTCTGCTGTTTCTATCAGCTCTATACCTTGGTCTCTTAAAACCTCCAAGAACTCTAATTGTTGGCTTTTTGTCTTCCCAGACAGTTGACTTAAGTTGTTTAAAGCATCACTAAAAGCATTAGTTTTTGCTGCAAAATCTCTATTTTCAATTTCGATACCTTCTATTAGGGCTGAGTTTCCATCTCTGATTGCTTGTACAATGTCGAGACCAAGTGCTTTTAGCTGCTCCTCTTTAAGTCCTTTTACTACATTCTCTAAGGCTTCTTTTCGTTGCTGAGGACTAAAGGATTTATCTTGCGCTTCTTTTACTTGCTCCGCTATTTGAAGAGTACTTATAGTGGTTGCTTTTACCAGATCTCTTTTTGCACCCGCAGGCAGCTTAGCTATACCTTTAAGAGCATTTTTTAAGTCTTCTCCTGCCGTCTCTGCTGTTTCCTTAAGATTTTCTAAGTTTTTATCAACTGCTTTTATAGCATCATTTGCTTCTTCAATTTTTTCAAACTCTTTTAGTTTACCCGCAACCATATCCATTTCAAGTAATCGCTGCTCTAAACCGTCTGCAAAAGTAACTTGTCCTATAAAAACTTCGCCTTCTTCTAAACCAATTAACTTTTTAACTCTATCAGGGAGTTTATTAAGTAAAGCATTTATACCGTCGATAACAAGATTAACACCAAACTGTACGCCCTTTGCTATACCAGCTATAAAGCTTATAAAATTCTTAAGCACAGTTGCAGGTGCTTCAGCCATTTGTTTTAAGCCAGTTAAAACTGTACCAACTACAGCAAGAACTACAGTAGCTTTTCCAGCCATACTAAAAGCTTTCGCAGCTCCTCTTGCTACTTTGGTCGCTAGACGATAAGGAGCAATAATTGCTGTTTTAATACTTTTTCCGAGTATTTTTGTTCCTCGTGTTGCCTTTCCGTAACCCGACTGTAAAACTTGAAAAAAGGTTCTTGAGGTTCTTTGACTTTGCTCAAAAGAAGATTTAAAATGCTTAAATCTTTTTATATCTTCTCCTTTAAAAATTCCACTTACAATTTTACCGTGCTTTTTATATTGTGCCTCTGCTCTGTCCAAGGCTGCTTGTAGTTTTTTTGCGTCTCCTCTTCCTAGCGTTTCGCCTCTTGCTACTTTTCCTACTATTTTACTTTTGCTTCCTCCTTCAACAAGCTGCTTTGCAATTCCAGTGGTTTTCTTTAAAGCTTTGTCTTTAATATCCGCTAGAGTTCTTTTCGTTTCCTTTAGCTTCGCATTATAGGCGGACCAGTCATCTATAGCATCCATTACGCCTGCGCTAGAACCCTTTCCAAAATCTAATACTTTATCGGTTAGTTCTTGTACACCGGGAATGCTTTTAATTATTGAAGCCGCTAATAGGCCAAAAATTACAGCAGCTAATTTTGCGTTTTCAGCTAAGAAATTTGCAAGAGTATTAAATGCAGGAAGAAAAAATTCAGTAACTTGCTTTACTATTTCTTCGAAGGTTTTTTGAAGTCTAACATAGGGATTTTGAATTGCATCTGCCTCTCCAAACTGTTCATTTAACTGTCGTTGAGTTTCGAGTAATACTGCTTGGCTTCTCTCAAAAGTTGTTAAATCTTTTGCATTTTTTCCTATGGCTTCTCCATATCGTTGCGTTGCTTCTTCAAGTCTTAATGTTATACCTAATTCGTCTAAAAGTTCTGGTTCTGCTTTTGATGCACCTCGAACAAGTCTATCAAAAGCATCCTCGAAACCAACGCCTAATGCTGCAGAAGCTTTTTGTGCTCCAACAGCTAAATCTTCCATTTGCTTGCCTGAGAAACCTTTTGCAACTCCAATAGCAGTTGCTGCAGCTGCTTCTCTAAAGCCCAGCATTCCTCCTGATGCTTCTTGTAATCTTTTTGTTAGAGTACCCATTGCAGTACCTGTACTGGCTGCAAAAGATTTTTGACTCTTCTCTAAGTTTGCGACATCTGCCGCTCGTTTAAAGAAATTAAATGCCGCAGTCAGGGCAAAGACATTAGCTGCAAGAGTTGCATAGGCGGGAACAAGACCTCCCGATATGCCTTGCATCATTTTTGCATTGTTTTTCGTAGAGTTTGCAGAAGTTTGTGCAGCACCTTTTAATCTTCGGTCTGAAGTTTGAGCAGCTCTGCCCATTCTTTCTAAGCCGTCTGCAGCACCTTGAGCACCTAAACCAACTTTTTTGGTAGTGCCCTTATCATCTACCTTTACGTCTACTGTGACCTTATCTTTTGCCATTATCCCTGCACATTATGGGTGTAAGTTTTACCTCCACCGCTTTTTCGTTCGTCTTTTTTACGTCTTCTCTCTTGCTCTTCCATTCGTTTCTTTTGAATAAAACTATCATATATCTTCATGAAGTATAAAATTTCTTGAGGATTGTCAATTTCATATAGACTAAACAGTTGGTCTGTTTCTATCCAGTTTTTCCCCATGTAAGTACCAGACATTCCCTCCCATCTTTCTGAAACTAAATCAGACATAAAAAATGCCATTTGAACTTCCTCTGGAAAAGCAGAGGCTTCAAGTGGCATTCTTTTTGGGTCAGGTTCTTCACCTAGCTGTTCACATATACGTAGGTACTTTTCTACATCAATAGTTGATGCCTCATTTACATAACGCTCAAGTAGCTTAATTATTTCTGCTACTTGTTCCTCGTAAAATTTTCAAGGTCACCGACCATTTCCGTAACCCAAGAATCAAAATCAGACCCGTTTTGCATTAACGTTTCTGCATTGTCTTGTGTATATGGCAGTTCATCATCAGGATCAAACTGAGAAACATCCACCAAAAGAAGCTCTTCTAAGTATGAATATTTTAATCCTTTCCATCCTTTAATAACTGCTGCTGAGTATTCTACTAAAAATTTATCATCATCTAACTCTTCTACGGGTTGACGTGTTTTTTTATCCCACCGTGTTGATAAACATTTTTTCCTAAGTTTTAAAAGACCTTCCCTTGCCAGAAAACATAAATCTACTGTAAAACCTTCATACCCTGGATAATCAAAGGTAATTGTTTTGCTTGGAGTCATTAGACTCTTTAATGGAACTGGCTCTTTCTTAGGTGCTGTTTTTGTATCGGTCATTTTAGATAAATCCTTATTTATAAAAGTAAATTATACGGGAAAAGACAATAAATGTCAAGAATTATTTTTGTAGGGTGAGTGAAAAAAGGGGCCGAAGCCCCTTTCCCCTTTATGCGTAATCGTCTACTGGGAAGTAGGTGATTGCACTAACTTCGTCGGCTGTTCCGAAGTCTGTCGGAAGTGCGGTAAAGTTTGTTTCTAGCGATAGAACGTCCTCTATCGAGTGAGTTGGTACTTCAATGTGTGCTGTCGGGAACGCAATCTTTAGTGCAGGTTCATTACTACCTGAAGTTGCTGCAGTTGCGCCACCAATATCCATTGTTACTTTAAATTTGTTCACAACTTTGGACATTGCACCAGTACCTACTAAGTCATTAAAGAACTGTCGTGAAGTACCTGACGTAATATCTGCGTCCTCCAGAGTTAAGTAACAAGTAGCGTTACCAGTAGCAGCTCGGTTTCCAGTTACGTGTTCGAGCGGCTTGTTAATTGCACCTAATTCTTCCGGTACTAAGTATGTTACATTGTTTCCAAGTGTAAAACTTCCACCTGTCAGTACAAGGCTGTACTTACCATTACATGCTACTAGATTACTTGCACTAAACGACCCCGAAGCCGCGGACGTATTCAATGCACCAATAGTAAATGTATTAGTAGCAACTGCTGTAATAGTATGAGCAATATTTTGAAGAACATCAGTTCCTCCAGACGTTATTGCACAAGTACCTGTTATAAATACTACATCGCCCACTTTAAATCCGTGTGCTGCTGCAGTAGCAACCGCAGGATTAGCTTTAGTAAGTCCTGTAATTGACACAGAGTTTCCTGGAAAAATTGTCGGAGTTTTATCACTGTTGTCTGCTGCTTCAATATCTACAGAAGTTAGTCGGTTTCGAATAAAGTTCTTAGTACTAGTAGTACCTTCATCGATTGCTTGGGTGACATTTGCTGTTCCAAGCTGGCCGCTTCCTGGCAAAGATTTAATTAAGTGAATTGCTCTACCTGCTGCATTGGCGGTATCAATAAAGATGTCACCAACAACCATTGTAGAACCATCTTTAGTTGCATTACCTACAGTAGGTCGAACACTATTAATAATAACTGAGCCTGAATGATCTTGAATTTCTTTAGCAAACCCGCTCCAGTTAAGAGTAGCAATACCATCAACATCAAAGTCTACAGAAACTTCGTTTACAACCGCTTCTGGCATACGATATACAAGAGGGTTGGAAGTAGCTGTATCAATTACGAAAAAGATGGTGAAACCTGTCAATGCCGCTCTGTTAGATTCAGCAATACTAATTACCGAGGTTGCGGCTGCTGGTGTAATAACTTCACCGCCCGAAACCGCAGGGTTTGTAGCTCGGGTAAAGCCACTTCCTGTTGTATAAGTATCTGCGCCAAACATAGCTGCCCACAAACACTCTTCTACCGCATGGGTTTCGGTAGCATCAGAGGCTGCTCGCGTTCCCGCAGGAGTAGCAGAGCCAGCTTTAGATACAAAAGGACGAATATATGTTGAAAAAGACCATTCGGCAGGTGCCAATGAGTCTGTAAACATACGACGACCTCGTCTACTGATACCTGCTGTACTTTCCATTTCCGCGAGAGTTATCTCAGAAGTATTTGTAGTTTGCGAGAAGCTGTATCCATCAAGTACGGGAACTTCCCACAGTTCACCCTTACCTAAATTCGCAGCTGCCTCTGTATTATCAGCAACGTTACGAAATTGTATGAACATTCTCGTATCACGGCTAAAATATAGTTGTTGTGCCATGGATTATCTCCTATGAACTTGAAAAGACAGGGTCGTGAACGTTTGTTCGTGCCCGTATTTTCTAATAACGAACCTCTATAAGTATTTCTCCTACCCCTAGAGGATCTAGTACACCTTCATCAGTATCTATACTAACTATAGTGATTTGTTGAGTATGCTGCTCTAGCCCATTTCTATCAAAGTATTGTAACCTACCATTTTCTTCTATTACGGTTTCTACATCTTCTAGCAGCTCGTCTAAAGCAGTAACTGAATCTTCTTGATTTACATAACAGCGAACTGTTACATTCAAAAATCTATCTTTATAGCCTCCTGTTTGGTATTCCCTTGTTTCACCTCCTGCATTTAAATGTACTGCGGGAAACTCTTCAACTTCGTCCCAAAACTTTAACCGAGGACTTGTTTCAGCAATTGATTGATGGTATAATCCTCTCCCATCAATTTCACCGATTTTTTTGGCTAATGCGGTTGTGATTCCTGCTCTTCGAGAGGTATACTGCCTTTCATTTGCCATTATAATCTCCTAGTATAAAATCTTCCTAATGCCATATTTGCAGCGACTTCTCTTATAGAAGTATCTATCAATCTTCTTGGATCCCTTTCGCGGCTGGCCCAAGGAGCGCTACCTTCGCCCTGTTCAAAAACTTGATACGGGTCTTTTTGATATTTATAGCCAAAACTAGGAAACCCTCTTTTTGTGCTAATAACATTCATTATCTCTACACTTTCTGCAAATCTACCGCTTCTACTTTCCAATGCAGGAGATCGCATATTCTTTTTTACTACATCTGGCAACCTTTTATTAAGTATAGCTAAAAGAGAAAACATACTCCCCGAGCTTTTAGTATCAAACATAGGAAGTTTAACTTTTTCCGTATCTTTAAAAGGCTTTGCTCTTGTTGTCTTTGCCTTCTTTTTCTTTCCCTCTGTTTTTGTAGTACCAGTCTTTACTTTTTTAGCTTTAAAGGTTGCTCTTATCTTCTTATTTTTTGCTGCTGCTTTTCCAAAAGGGTTTAAAACAGTTTTTCTAACCCGTTCTTTCTTAGAGTCTGAACCTTTTTGGTCATAAAATGTTTCTGCGCCTAATCTATCTAATAATGTTTGTAGATCTTTTGTTAGTTGTAGAATAATATCTTTTTCTGATCCTCCACCCTTTGCTTTGTTCAGTCTACTACTTTCCAAAGAGACGGATAAAGTATCAATAGGATCTCTTGCATTTTTTACAAGTTTAATTTTTAAATCGCCTAATAAACTTTTTAATACCTTTTTACTGTCAGAGTTTAGTCCTGTACCAAACTGAAATAAGGCATCCTCTACTGCTTGTTGTCTTTGCTCCGAAACAGCAGAGCCCGCATCATGACCAATATCTAAAAAGTTACTCGTAGGAGCAGCTATCTGACTTTTTGTTCTGCCCGAATTAAGTACTTTTATTTGAGCTTTTATTTGATCTATTAAGTTTTTTTGGTGTTTTGCTTTTATTCGTCTAAAAGTTGCAAATACACTCGTAGTATTTGTGCCTTGGTTTGCAAGAACAAAACTAAACCTTCTTGGGCCTCCCTCAATACCTGTTACTTCTGTTTTGGTGGCTTTATAATTTTTAAACTCGTTGTAGAGTCCTTGACACATTAAAGGAACTTCTGTTTCAATTATAGTATTTAAACTTTTTGCTAGCTTTCCTTTTTTATCGCCTGCTCCTCTAGCTATTAGCTCTCTCTTTACTTGAGTTTTAATTCTTTGTTCGCTAATATGTATATGGTGGTCTAGCTTGTCCGAAATTTCTTTTCGGTACGAAGGAGAAGTATCCTTCAGTCTTTTTTCTAAAAGCGCTTGTAATTTTGATAAGTCTGCTTTTGCCATTAAAAGTTTTTATATAAGTCTAAGACTCTCTTAATGTGATCTGGAAAAGAGACATTATTGTTTTGGGTACTACTTGAAGGATTTTGTAAACTTGCACCCGCTATAGACTGTCTTTGCTTGTGCTCGTCCTTTAAGTAGTAAGTAACTAAATCAATAACTGCGAGCTTTAAATCTGTAGGTATTACATCATATCCTGCGGTATACACTACCTTTACTGTTTCTACTCCTACAGGCCAATTTCTGTAGCCTGCACTTGTAGTTCTGTATACACAGTCTGTTGCCTTATTTAAGGCATACTCTTGAGACCCTGTAGTAAGAGTTTTAAGAGTTCCCCCATATGTTGTAGCCTCTTGTACACTTACAATATTATTTACGGGACTTTCTGTTAATTGAACTATATAAGTACCCCAATCAATAGTAAAAGTCTCTGTTTTATTTGAAGAATAAAAATCTACAAAACTGTTTCCGCAATAAGTTTTTACTAATTGACTTACTGAAGGTATTAATACATTCAGACGAGCATCATCTTTTGGTTGAGATATGCCCTCTGCTGTTTTATACTGCTGTAATGTTATTAAGTCAGCCATAAGTAAATTAGTAAAAACTTAGGGGAGGAAATCCTCCCCCAGTTTCCATGATTACCAAGGTAATCAGTCGTATCAATTACTGATACTCGATTCGTACTGCAGGCTCATTGTTAGTTGTGCCAGCAACCAACTCGTTAAATCCGAGAGATTGTGCGGCAACAATGGCTGTGCGCTGACCCGCTACTTCGTAGTCGGTCTCAATGCTAACACCCTTCAGTCGAGGTACAACATAGTTGCGTACGTTTACGGCAACAGCAGCGGTTCCTGCAAAGGCTCCACCTTCCTTCGTACCTTGAGCAAGTGCATCAGTAGCAATTACAGGTGATCCGTAAATGCTTCCAACTTGACCAACCAGCTTCATTGCTGTGTCGGAACCAACTTCTGACACATCCTGGAATGCGGCATCGGCAATAAGGTTGTAGTACTGGTCAATACCAACGATGTATGCAACATCAGTAGGGCTCATACCATACTTGCCCATCTCAGATCGGATGGAAAGCAAGTTTGCGCCTGTGATTGCATCGGAAGTACCAGATGCATCAGGATCAGTTACAAGAGCAGAATCTGCTGCGAGGAAAGATCCAGAACCGTCAGTACCAGCTCCACCAACAAGACCTACGAAAGAAGAGTTTCCAACCATAATGGCTGAATCAATTGCTTTCGCATGTGCTCTTGCAAGAGCGGAAGTAATGATAGGAAGAACGCTAATTACAACCTGCTCATCAGTATCGTTAGCAATAAACGTACCTGATACAAGTCTGTAAGCCTGTAACAACACGCGGTTAACGTTGTAGTTGTTATCAGTAGCACCAGCTTCTTCTAACAGGTTACCCGCAGTTTCCAAACCAGTGTTGTTCCAGTTTGCGTTCTCAGTATCGGGTGCGATGGGTAGTACAGTTGCACCAGATGCTACAGCGATTTCGCGGAAGAGAGGAGCAACCTTCTGCTCAAGTCTTACTTCCTCTTCAAAAGCTGCAGAAACATTTACGTCGATACCAGCTGCGCTAGTAGCATCGTAAGTTACGCCGGCTTTTTGTAATACTTCTTTACCAAAGCCAGTATCCCACCCTTTACGAGTAATTTTACCAAGAATATGAGCTTGGAGGAAATCCTTGCCAAACTTGGTTAGGTCGCCGCGATCACGATCGGAAAAAACACGCTTAGAATCACGCATCTTTTCAATTTCTTCGGCTTTTTCTTTGAGGTCGGCTTCATGCTGCTTGATGACTTCATCCATCTTAGCATCTTTTTCTGCCAACTTAGCCTCAACATCAGAAAGCAAACGCTCAGTTCCAGACTCAACGCCTGTAACTATAGCTTGCTTAACTTCTGTTTCTTGCTGAGCTTTAGCTTCTGCTTCCGCAGTAGCTTTTTCTTCAGCCTCTTTTTGTACAGCCTCATCGGCTGCTTTTTGCTCGGCTTGCTTCATGGCTATCTTAGCAGCAGTTTCCTCAGCTACTTTTTTAGCAAAAGCTTCCAAGTCAACGGGTTGAGTTGTCTCTTCAGACATTGTTATCTCCTTTTGGACTTGCGCCCCGTCACTATTAGTGAAAGTTTTTTTGAACTCTTCGTACTCCGCCATGGAGTCAAAAGACTTCGCCAGTGAAAAAGTAGCTGATTGATTACATGGTACAGATACTACCGATACCTCAAACAACTCAGCGTCCTTTATCTTTAAACCGTCGGTTTCCTCGATATAATCAGCGTCCTTGACTCGGAAACCAACAGAAAAGGCCCCAAGAACACCGTCTTTAACTAAATCTACAACATCTTTTGCTGCTTTGCTTATCTTAGCAGTCAGCTCCAGTCCATTGGCAGTAGTTTTTAAACCAGTAGCTCTACCAATAGGTCTGTTGTAATCATGATTGAAAAGAATAATAGGGTTCTTTTCAAAATTGTTTAATCCACCTTTAGTCCAAGCATCAGTTGAAATTGAATCGCCCGCGCGATCAAAGTCATTGGTACTAGCCATACCTCGAATCATAACACTACCATCTTCTTCAGTATGAGACTTAAAAGTAGAGGTGAGATTAAATACTTTTTCCATTTGCCCCCTCTTTTTCCGCTTCTGCGGTCTGTGCCTTGTTTAGCTCCTTTAAAGGATCGATTATTTTAGGCTTTACATTAGTAAGTCCACGCATAATGTCGGGACAAAATGATCTCGTATATTTCTCCATTATCGACCAAGAACCAAATATTTTTCGTATAGTTGATATTTTTATTTCTGGTGGTCTAATGGGGTCGTTCGAGAATTCTTTTGGAGTTGGAAGATAACCATTCTCTGCGAAATACATGGCCATTGTAACTGCCATTTTTTTCTTTTGTACTGACGATCCCGCCATTTATTCTTCCTCTCCATCTTCGGTTATAGTTTCTTCTGATTCGGCAGGCCTTCCCCCTTCGTCTGGGTTTGCTGCACTCCCTGCTATATTTGCAGGAACTCTTACTTCGTCTTGACCAGCAATAGGTTCAAAACCTAGCTGCTCTCTTGCTTCGTTTATAGTTATTATACCACCGTTTACTAGGGAGGTATAATACGCTGATTGGTCTCTTAACTCTGGCTGTAAAGCGGGGATATCTGTAATATCTTCTTTAATTTCAAACCCAAAAAATCTTTCAAACCCAAAGTTTATTTTTCGCACTATTGGGAGTATCGTCTCTAAATAGTACAATCTTAAGTTTGGTCTTATATTTGCATTATTACCTGAATCAAGTAATATGGGTGGTACGCCAAGAGCTTTAAGTATAATTTTTTCATTTTCTGATATTGAATTCTGAAAGTCCAAATCCTTGAAGTTAGTATTAGAAAGAGAATCAACTTCAATGCCGCCATCTAAAATTAAAGGGCGCCTTCCTCCGCCTTCGGGCCTATACCTTACACTCCATGATTGTATCATTCTCTCTTTGATCTTTTCAGAAAGAGTATTAGGGCTTTTTAAAACTAATCCTGGAACTGCACCGTTTTTAAAGAAATTATCTTGAAACTTTCTCATTGAGCCAATTAACTGCATAGTTCTCAAGGCTGGACTAAGTCTAGGTACTCCTCTGTAAATAGAATAAAAAGAATTTTCTTTTATATGAATGATTTCTTTTGGGCTATAGTCTATAGACTGAGAGAAAGTATATTTTTCTACATAGGTGCTTTCGCTTGCTTCAATAGACATTTTACTTGAAGGAAGATGGTACAAATGTGCTCCATCGTAGTATATAAAAATATTTCCATCTAGTATAAAGTCCGTTATTAAGTTACGCTTAAATGTATTTATATCTTGAAATAAGTTTGGTTCTACATTTAAGAGCTGATTAACTTTTGCTCTTTTTATGTTTTTTATAATTCCTGTTTGACGCCTAGAGCCTAATATTGTAGAAGGAATTTCTGCAGCGTCATCAACAATCATATTAACTGCACGGTTGACAATTTCTAATTCTTCGTATTGTCGCTCATAGCTTATAGTAGGCTCTCGAGTACTCTCGGAAGTCCCTCCTAATAGCGACTGTGCGGGATTAGCTTTTTCCTCGTCTTCCCTGCCTAAGAATCTGTCATACCATGCCATGTTTTTCTCTTTGTATCTCTACCCAGCGCTTCTGCTTGTTTGCTGTTCCAAGGCCTGGGTCTCGTCCGTATACTTTATGTAATTGTCTATGGTGCGTATGACATAGAGTAACCGCATGTACGTATAATTCGTCGTGGTGGTCCTCTATAAAGTCTTCTCTGAAAGCAAGAACGTACATAGGATTTAAGTCATTTTCCCGAACCCATTTATGTACTAGGGGCGCTAACGTGTAATAGTGGTGAAAGTCAAGTTTCTCTGTTGCTCCACAAATGTAGCACTCCGAACCTTTATCGTACTTATTCTTCGCTTTGTCTCGAATATATTTTACTATATCTCGTTTAAGTGTGACCATTAGGTTCTTGGATTTCTAATTTTTCAATGATAGAATTATACCTAGTTTGGGGTATCATGTCAAATATTATTTTTGACCAGGTATCCTAAAAACTTATTGCCGAAGTCTCAAATGAGTATAATGCATACCTTAACGCGTCCGCCATGTGCGATGCATAGTTGTGTTTCGGTTTCTCTTTCATTAGGTTGGGATTGGGGTCCCACTGGTACTGATCTAACGCAGAGAGGGATTCTTTACAAGTCTGTTCAACAAGTAATTTATCATTATCTACTATTCCAGCTACCTGCGCGATTCCATCGAGAACGGACTTCTTTGCGTTAATAGTAGATATGTCATAGTTTTGTGCGAAGTCAAATCGTGTTTGCTGCGCAGCAGAATCGATATAAATATAGTCAATACCCCATTTATCAATTCGTGCTTGAATTTCTTTTGCGTGAGTTTCTGTTGTTTGTTCGGCATCTAAGTACTCATCCAGTAAGTAAAACTTTTCTTCATCCCAGTCATAGCCAATTACACAAAAGGCCGTAGGGTCTCGGTAACCGACATCCAAGCCCGCAAAGACATCCATCTTTGAGGTGTCAATCTCGTCGAAGTTTCCAATACATTCTTCGTGATTAAAGTTCCAAATTTGTCCTTCGTATGTGTTGAAATCTGCTTCATACTCTTGTCGAAACTCAGCCTCGGACATAGATTTTCGAGCTTCCGCAATATCCGTCTCAGACATGCGAGGATTATCCTTATAAGTAGCTCGAATAGACGCCCATTCTTTAAATTCATCTGAAAAGCCTCTGTAGAAAAAGTCTGAAAACCAGTTGTTTTTTCCTCTGGGGGTACTTATAAAGATTGCTTTTGAATTGTCTTTATCCAGCGTGGGGCGTAGGGCTACGTTAAAAGCATCCCTGCCATCGGCCAAAGCAGCCTCATCGAAGATGATAAGGTCGTAGCTACGACCAACACAGCTATCAACCTGATTAACACTTCCCATTCGAATTGTGGATCCATTTGTTAGTTCTATTACCTTATCTTTTGCATTGTCTTTCGCAACTTCTAAATCAAAGTGCTTTATCAGATTTCTTTGAAGATCAAAAGAAATCTGAGACAAGGCATAGTTGGGGGACATTATGAGTATGTTTGAGTTGGGAACTAGCGAAACTAGCTGCCCGATTATGTTTGCGATGTAGGTTTTACCCTGCCTTCTCGAAACAGCCGCACATACAAAACGGTATTTCGGATTATTAATCGCATTTATGATCGCCACTTGACTAGCAAGGGGCGTTATGCCGAGTAGCTCCAAGTAGGGATCTACTGGTAATTTGAGAAACCTTGTCTCAGATTGTAACTCTAATAGCTCTTGCGAAATAATATCCGCTCGACTAATCTCTATTGCCATAGTGGCCTCTTACTTTTTACTTCCTGTATATAATCCGAACCATGCAGCACCCGCACCCACGATAATTGATATAAGGCCCGACTGTTCAAGGCTTGGTGCTTCTAAGGCCATAAACCACATTGTGCTGTAGTAGAGAAGAAAGATATACACGCTTAAAAATGCTCGTGGAAATATTCTCCAGCTATCTACAGCTTCTGCTAAATCAATCCACTTCTGGTATTTATTCTTACCTTCTTCACTCATGCGCTCTCCTCAGTATGCGTACCTCTCTTTTTGTGCCCGTTCCAAGCCACAAAGCCAACAAGGCGAAGTGACCAGTAGGCAAGATAGTTTAAAAATTTAAACCCGTTTACTTCGATGCATATATCTCGAAAAAGTCTGTCCATGTACGCTTGGTCTCTATAACCAATATTAGTACCGTCATCTCTCATTAAAGTTGCGTACTTGTACCCATAATCATGTACTAAACCACCCATAAGTAAAACTCCTACAGGCGAAAGAAAGGTAGCAAGAAACTTTGGTACAGAAGCCCCGTCAAACTGAAATCCTGCGGGAATCATGTAGGTTTCTCCGTCTAGTTTAAACCAGAAGTCTTCTGCGACCTCCCACTGTCTTTTACCAAGAAGCCACAGAAGAATCCCTTTCCAAAACCCTTTGTCTTTTGTTTCTATTGGTATAGGTTGTAATACGGGCATACCAAAGGGCATTTTAAAACCTACACGTTCTTCTCCTTGGCCGTCAAACCAACTGATTATAAAACCAATTAAAATTAGAACGATTACTACGCTCCATTGCCAAAAAGTTGTTGCAAGTTCTAAAAGTATATCCATATTTTACCTCTCCCTATACCTTTTTAGTGTATGTAACACCACGATAGACTAAAGTTACTTCTTTCATAGTATCTCTCCTTTTAGCCGTGTCTGGCGTTCCTTCAGGCTAAGTGCTCCTTACTTCCGTCCTTAAAGGATGAACGAGATTACCATTTCACTTTGTTGGCCCAGTAGGCCGCGCTCATTTTACC